GGCGGCAGACCGTCTGCTGGCAAGACTGCTCTATCCCTGCAACTTGCCTGTGAAATAGCAAAGAACGGACGTAAGGTGGCGTATTTCAGCTTAGAGACCGACCCTGACACGCTCTATGCTCGTATTATCGCAAACCAGCTAGGCGTACCGCTGCACACGGTCAAAAACAAGACCGTCAGCATTGACGAGCTTGACCGGCTGGCAGCCATCAAGAAATATCCGCTGTTCGTCCGCTCTGCTGCTGGCAAGAGTGTTGGATGGATTAGAACACAGTCCATCAGGATGCAAGCCAAAGTAGTATTCATCGACTATTTGCAGCTTATCCATCAAGCCGGAGCAAAAGACCGATACAGCGCCGTCACAGAAATCAGCATGGCGCTGCATGAGTTTGCACAGTCCACAGGAACGCTGGTGATAGCACTTGCACAGCTCAATCGAGAGACCGCAAGAGCTGGTATCCCACCGACTGCCGCAGACCTGCGAGAATCAGGACAAATCGAGCAGGACGCAGACGCAATCATCCTGCTGGCACAGAACGTGACCACGAAAAAGCGACCAGAGCAGCATTATCACTTTGCGCTCGAGAAGAACAAAGAGGGAAACGTGGGGTCACTGGACATCACGTTCCAGATGGAAACGCAGCAGTTCAAAGAATGCGTGTGGATGTAACATCGCTTTTGCGCTCGTGTCGTCACAGCAGAATAGGCAAGAAAAACAGATAACAGGGTCTGAACGATAAAGTTACCGTCTGAACCCCATAAATATTTTTCGCTACACAAAATACAGGAGGAAAAGACTATGTTTGTAAACACTGGTGGAGTTATTGCCGCAATCATCGCAAATCAGAACGCTCAACGAATGCGGAGAGAAAGAGAACAGCATGAACGTGCAGAACGCGAACGCAGAGAAAAGCGTTTAGCGGAAGAACGAAACAAAACGGAAAAAGAGCGGAAGCCTTTTGACGAACTGAACATCATCCAGAAATAACGCAAAGGAGAAAACAACTATGGCACTTACCAACATCGAACGTGAAACCATCATCAACTTCAACGCAGCGGAGGATACCGCAGAAGTCTACACAGCAGACCCGGTTTACATCCGCAAGCTGGACAAGCTCTGTGAGCAGTTCCCCGATACGTACAAGTTCATGGAGGAGCTGTCTGCCAAGCGGTGCAAGGAATCCAAGACCTATTCGATGCCGAAGCGTCTTGTGAAGTTCCGCTCGCCCATCACCCGTGAAATCAGCGAAGAGCAGCGTGCAGCACTTGCAGAACGTCTGCGTAAGGCACGAAAGAGCAAGAATATCTAATCTTAGCTTGCGCGGCTACAAAACTACTGTATCAGAAAGCATGGAATGGTATCAGGTGGTAAAACTACCCTCTGCGACTATTCCGTGCTTTTTCGCCTGTCATTTATCAGGGGAAAACGGCAAGGTTGGATTTTGGACAAGAAACGTCTTGATCAGGTGGTGTTTAAGACGAAATGGCTGCGACTATTGCATACCAAGCGATACGAATCGTACCAGTTGATACGAATGGTATGCGTTGGTATCGTGGTATACCAATCTTCCCCCTTTTCTTCCCCCTCTTCCCCCTACAACCCTCTATCTCCAAAGCTATACCGTTAGCCGGCAGAGCAGACCGTAGGCAAGAACTGGCGTGAGGTTCGGACTGGTGGATGGTCTGCGACTATTTCACATGGAGAATGGACTTAATTTTGTTGTCGGTTGAATATGTACAAATGTTGCATTAACTATTCCTAGTAGAATGCTATGGACTGATTATAATACCATAGTTCATTACTGGGAATTAAATCGAGCAGGAGCAGACAGAATCGGATGGTACGATTTATTATACGAAATAATCCGTGATTATCGGGAGTAATTATATCTGTATACTATAATAAGTACGGTTATTATACGAAATAGATATAACTGGCGTAGGAATAAATTATGCGAAATTGGAACGAGAGGTGATTTTTGGAGTGGTCGGATGACTTAGCGACTATCGCACATCTCTTTCTCTAAAAGGCAAACGACTGTTTCACACAAAAAACACACGACTATTTGACGAAGGCTCGTAAAAAACGCTACGGCTATTACTCTACGACTATCAACGGACTTCTCGTTACTATACGATATATAGGACTTTCAAAATCTAGTTGTCTGATGACTTACGACTATTCTGCGACTATTTTATTGGAGAAACTACGACTATTGGTTACGACTATTCCGGCTGGAACGCTGCGACTATTGCTCGCCCTTATTGGCTATCGGGCGAAAGCCCGAAAAGAGATACGGCGGTAGCCGCCAATGGTTCCGCGCCGCCGTACCAGGAAGAAAGCACAATGCCAGGCTAATGCCAGGCGTTGGAAGCATCGAGACCCCGCCGGGCTGGCATGGTCTGCGATGTGTTGCACCGTCTGGCATGGATCTATAACAGAGGCACACCGCTGCTCCCTTATATACCTTATTATAATAGGGCGGCTGTGCTGTCCTGTATAGCGTCCGGCGTGGCGCTGGTATCTGGTATTCGCTGGAGGTGCTACGGCGCTGTGATATGCTCCATCGTGTCGCAGGCTGTGCAATGGCTTGTTGTGTTGGTTTGGTATCTGCGGCGGTATAATTGGGCAAATCACAGGAAAAGCCACTGTAAAGTTCTGTGCGCTGTTTTGCGGCGTGGGCGGTAATTTGCATAGACTGCACAAAACGCGCTGTAAACGCTTGTATGGGGCTGTATTGCAGCAGGGCAAAATAAAAGCCCTGCACCGTGTCGGATGCAAGGCAAAAGAAAAGCCCCACCACGTGGGCGGGGTTGAATGTGCTGTATTATCAACGCTGTTTGCGCCAGATGTTATAATCTGCTGCGGTCATGATGGTATAACCGCCGCAGACCTTGACAGCAACGCAATCACCGGGGCAAGCCTTGCGTGCATAGTATCGGGTGATATACAGCCCGGTCATTGCGTCATATCCGTTGTTAGTAGTCATAATATAGCCCTCCTAAAAATATGTGATGTTACGTTATTTCGACGCTTTGAACAGCGCAGAGAAAAACCAAAAGAAAAACAGAACACAAGACAGGATCACAGCTTGCACCCCCCAACGGCCGCACATTTGAGCGCAGACGCAAGATAACTATACTTTTTAGGAGTGTGGGCGCTGTCCGTGTAAACGTACCAGTTGCGCACCGCGTCTTGTCTGACTGTGCAGCCATTGGCAGCCGTGAACGTTACAACGGCATCATGTGCAAGATTTGGCTCTATTTGTCTATACTCTTGCAGAATGTGCGGCACTGTGTTGTTATGGGACGTATAAGGCAGGTCGATGCCTGCAAAACGGACTTGCATAATCATGTTATAACCCCCTTATACCACACTAAAACGCTTGTAAACGGTTTTTTTGCTGCACTCGGCGTAAATATCCGGGTGCACTGCCTGTAAAAGCTTGCTATCGAGCCGGACGCTTTGCACGTCCTTGTAAATGGCTTTTGCCGTGCCCTGCACCATTTCCGGCGCGCCGTGCATCATATCGATGATTTCAGCCTTTACAGCGTCATTCATTGCTTCAAGCTCTTCAATTAACCGCTTATTTTCGCGGTATGCGTTCACTTTTTCTTCAAACGTCGTCATTTTTACACCTCATTTAATAGCAAATGTATTCTACAGATTCCCAATATTCGTCATTTTCGGCGTTCCAAGAACGGATTTCATTTTTTTTAATTCGCTTGATAACGTCGTAGGCGTGGCCGTGATATACGGCATACCGATATTTTGTAGTATCTAATGCGCCAGCTTTAAGCAGCTTTGCACGGAATGCTTTCGTCATTGTCTTGCCTCCTTACTGCTCCGCCCGATTGTTGAGCCAGACCAGACAGAGAAGAAAGCCGGAAATCATGCCGCCCACATACCAGAGGGCGGCCCACTGGGTTGCATCGAGTACCAACATATTACTGCACCCCCTATCACATAATCTGGAACAGTGCAGACGTGCGGGCGGTGACGGCGTATAGCTTGCCGGTGGTGTTGCCCTTTACCAGTACGCCCGTAACGCCATAAATGCCGGTGCTGTATGCGATGGTCTCAAACCCGCATTCTGCAACGCGGAGTGCGTCAATCTCGGTAAAACGCTTTTTGGTCAAGTCCTCTGCGGCGTTGGTGGTAACATAGCGGCGGATGTCTTTTAATGTGGTTTTCATGGTTTTTGTCCTCCTGTTTTGTGGTGGTGTAAATAAGTTTGTTTACTGCCTATATTGTAAACAATTTTATTTCTTTTGTCAAGGGGTTTACACATAAAAAATAAACATTTTTGTTTACAATAATTTTGTCCGTTTGGGCGTGCTCTATCGGACGCACCCCACGCCCTCCAGCGCCCGCCGCCGGTACGGTCTGCCCTGCTGCCTGCCGTGTGCCGTCGTTCCGGGTGCGCTGGGGCTGGGGTCTCCACCTCTGGGGTATATAGGGCGAGCCGGGGGTGGGGTGGTCGACACCTCGCGTAGAAAAAATTCAAAAAAGGCGTTTTCCGGGGTTCGTGTTGCCAACACCCACCCCACCTTCACAAAACGAAACCCATCCGATTGTGCGAGTCTCCAAAAATTCCGAAAAATACAAAAAAGACCCCTCTTCCGGTCTAATCTGTGCTATACTTGACCGTAAGAAAGGGGCATTGTGAAATGGCAAAACTCGTAAAATGTAAACACTGTGGCGCAAAGATAGCGGCTACCGCTAAAACCTGTCCGCAGTGCGGTGGGGAGAACACGCCGCCGAAGCCAGCTTATAAGCGGTTGTGGTTCAAAATTCTTATGGCAATGTTCGTATTGGCTTTTATTATGGATTTGATAAGCCCTCGTAACAAAACGGATACTGCGACTAGTTCTGAAAGCGAAAAACCAACATCATCCGTTGCATCATCTGCAAAGGCAGAATCCGAAAGTTCGTCTGCTACTTCGGAAGAACCTGTGAAAGAGGACGACTCTTTTATTCTAGTTGATGAAGTTCTTGGCGATTACGGAAAAGAAGAAACGAACAAGAGTGGTTATAAATATATCTGGTACATGGTTCCGGCTGGCACATACGAAGTTGAGAATCAAAACAAAGAAGCTACAGTATTTGTGGTGTCTGATGCAAACTCTGATGATGTGAGCGACGTGCTTAAATTTGAAAAAGCTGGTGAAAGGCAGAATGTTACCGTTAAAGACGGTTATCATATCGAACTTTCGATTAGCACGGAAATTCTATTAACGCCAGTTAAATAAATGGAGAAATACAAAATGAGCTTTATAGGAGCAATAGGAGCCATCGCAGACCTCGTAGAGGAATAATCGCATAACACAAAAAGCCAGCGGCTAGATGTTCTCTAACCACTGGCTTTTCTTATTGGTTATTTACTTCTTCAATGCGCTGGTCACGTTTGGCATCGGCATCCAATAGTTAACGTCACGCATGACAATCTTGCCGTTGTCGCACAGGTGCGGTCTCAAATCGCCGTATTCGTCTGCTTCGTAGGAGAGATAGCCACACGCAACCTCTTTGCCGTTGCAAGCGATCACTCGCCCATTGTAGGTTTCTCCAACGTCAGGCGTTCTCCAAAGCCACTCCATGTTTTCCAGAGTGTCGCTAATGTATTCTTCAAGATTTTCGTACTTATCGCCGTTAACCATATTTATTCTCCTTTCACATGGGCATCTGGGTCTGACCGTTTGTGACCTGAACTAGCATAACAGAGTTCGCACACGGTCTCCACTTCTTGATGTACTCGACAGCTTCATCGAACCGCTTCTTTGGCACGTTGTTTCGACTGTTTACGTTAAACCAGTCCTGAATGTCCCGGTTGCATTCCATGAACAACTTCTGAGAGACGCTACGGCTCTTGTAGGCCGGGCTGTCCATGCCGCCAAGAGCGTTGATGACCACTGTGTTCACGACACGCTTCAACACACGCTGCTGGTTGTAGTCGATGGTCATAGTATTCTCAAGAGCGGAAATACGCTGCTCCTGTTTCATGGTGCGCTGGTCAATCACAAGGATTGCTTGCAGTTCCTTAGAAAGCCCTGCGAACTGGTTGACGGACACGTTTTTCTCAAGGTCAATCAGTTTCTGGCGAATCTCCATGCCCTCAGGTGTCCGCTGAATCATTGCAATATGCTTTGCCATGTCCAGAGTGATAACGTGCTCTGTACGAGTAGTATACGGATTTTTCGGATTATTGGTTGCGCATTTTTGAGCGACCAATGAATAGTCCGTACCTTCGACAAAACCATACTCGCACATACGAGGGAACCAGTCTTTGTATGCGGTCTTGATTTTGAGCCGCTCGTGCAGCTCCCGACCCAGCACTACCTTTTCGCCAGTGTCAGTGTCATACACAGGGATAACATCTTCGGAGAAGATTCGGATGGTTTCAAGATTATTATTCATAGAAATTTGACCTTTCTATCTTGCGAGAGCAAGCCATCTCTGGTATAATAACCCAAAGAGGGTCTATACTCTCTGAGTGTGTATGATACGCTTGCTGCGGCTGGTAACTTTAGCGAGCGTATCATTTCTTTTCATTAAGCATCGGATGAAGCAAGAAGAACGATTCTCGCAGCGCAGAAGACAAGGAAACCATATTCTTGATGCAGTAGTCTTGCAAGTGATTGAACTGGCGTTCCGTCAAGCTGATAGTTAATGTGCGATTGTATCTCTCAGCATAAGGATTGCTCATATTAGCCCACCCCCTTTCGATTGTTGGTGATATTAGTATAACTATGTTTTGTGCTAAGTCAAGGTATGAAACACTATCCGTAGTACTGCTATCTGTACTATCTTCCCGTTTTCTACATTTTGCACAAAACTTAGCTATCCTTTTTGGATGCTCCCGCTTCGTACCCTGCCCGGTAGTTCAGTTCGGACAGCTTACCCAGCGCTTCGGCGTACTCCCTGTCCTCGCTGGTCGGCTCTTTGCCGTGGGCGAGTGTTTTCAGAAATTCTTCGGTTGTCGTGGGAAAGTTCATGTTTTTTGCTCCTTTCTATTGCAGAAGCGGTCTGCTTCTGCTATAATAATTGACAGAAACCGAGACTGCGCCCTTGGTTGCGCAGCTTCTGTTTTGTGGTGGAATAGGTCGTCAGTGCTACTTTGGACGGTGGGGCTGACGGCCTATTTTTTATGCCACAAAGGATAAATCTACCGTTGTTGGCTGATTCATCGTGTGTTCTGCTGTCTTAGATTATAGACGCTTGGTATATAGTTGTCAACAGCCCAATTTGTATAATTTGTACGTTAAAACACGTTTTAGTGTACATTTTTGATAGTGGCTTTGACACTTTAATGTGTTAGAATTGGGGCGGAAATTTATAGTAAAACTTGATAATACGATAATTATACAAGCTGTAAACTAACACAAAAAAGTGTTGATAAAAAAGTGACCCTAATGATAGTAAATAAAATTCCCTATTGACAAACCAAACAAAATTATTTACAATGTAATCAGAAAGGGTGACATGAAATGGGGAAATACAAAAAAGTGACAGAAAAAAAAGAGCCTTTTAATGTTTCAACGAATGGCGTAGAGATAGTTAAAGAACTTATGAAGCAGTATGGCATAACAACAGCTTATATTGCCAATGAAGCTGGCTTCACTTCAAGACAGGCTTTGTATCAGTGCTTTAAGAATGAGAGCTTAAATCTTTCTAGCTTTTATAAACTCCTAAAAGCTATGAATTATCGAATCGTGGTTGAACCCGACATGGGAGATATTGGCGTTGGTGCTTATCGTGTTGAAGGCACTGTAATTGAAAAGGACAGTGATTCTGAATGAACGTAGCGTATGTTCGTGTATCTACTGTCGAACAGAATGAAGCACGACAGGTAGAAGCGTTGAAGCGGCATAACATTGACCGTTGGTTTATCGAGAAGGTCTCTGGCAAGAATATGGATAGACCAGAGTTGCAGAAGATGCTTAAATCAGTTCAGCCGGGCGATACCGTGTTTATTCACGATTTCAGCCGCCTTGCCCGTAGCACAAAGGACTTGCTTGAAATGGTCGAAACGCTACAAACTAACGGCGTACACCTTGCAAGTGATAAAGAAAACCTAGATACAGGCACTCCAACCGGTAAACTGATGCTGACGATGATTGCAGCCATCAACGAATTTGAACGACAGAATATGCTCGACCGCCAGCAAGAGGGCATCGAAGTGGCAAAGCAGAAAGGCGTTTATAAAGGTCGCAAGCCCACCGAGTATGACCGAAACCTCTTTGACGTTCTGCATGAGCAGGTGGAGAAGCGCATTCTCACGGTCACGGACGCTGCCAAGCGGCTTGGTGTGACCCGCCAGACATGGTATCGGATTGCTGAACAGAGAAAGGCTGGATAATATGCAGGGAGAAGAACTGATTGTTAAGAACGGAAGCATCACGCTGCGGTCTATGCTTGACTTTGGCGGCTTCCTTGAAATCAAGCGGTTCTTGGAAGCCTGTCATTCGGAAAACTGCACCGTGACCTTTGCAAACGAGGAAATTGTCATTTTCCCGAATGAATACGATGCTGCTAAAGATGCTCTCGTCTTTATTTACGGTACGCTGGCAGAAAGACACGGTATTATTGAAAAGTATCTTCGTTACAAGTTGATGCTTGGGGATGAAGAACCGAAGCCTATTTTATATAACAAGTGAAAGGGGTAGCTCATGGACAACTTTAATGCCATTTACAAGATTCTCAAACTGCTGGATAAGCACAAGGGCGATGAAGAATTTGACTATGAGCTTATCTCTGCAAAAGCAATGAAGATGAAGGTCTCTGACTGGGAGCAGATTATGATCGAACTGCAAATGAACGGTTTCATTCGCGGTCTGGTCTACACGCAAGACCTGACGAATAAGTTCCCGCATATTGTAGAGCCGATTCACCCACAGATTACCTTGAAAGGCATGGAGTATCTCTCCGAAAACAGCATAATGAAGAAGGTAGAAAAAGGGTTAGAAACGGTCGGGCAGTTCTTTTAATTGATTTTGAGAAAGAAATTTTCTAAATTCTCATTATAAAACCGAATATTTGATTTTTGTGCAGTTGTAGGCACTCTTTACATTTTCAGGTAGGGGGTGCCTATTTTTTATGCAGCCAAAGCAGTGTATCGCCATCATTGACAGCATCAAAGCGTATGCAAAGCAGAATCCGACCGAAGCACAGGTCTACGAGGACTGGTTTCAGGCGGTGGTGAACCTGAGAGATGTTCTGCCGCAAGACAAGCGGTTCGATGCCTACAAATACTCTGGTGAACTGCGTTCTGTCTGCGCAGCCATGATGGGCAAGATGAAAACAGGCGAGGATGTGGCAAAGGTCTATGACATTATCGGTCGGACGTACCTGTTTGAAGCAAAAGATGTGTTCGACAGCTATTGCTTCTACCTCGAATGGAATCGTGCGCCGGAGAAGAAGTTCTATCAGCCGAGAAGAAAGGTATTAAGAACCGTTGCGAACGCCCTGCAAGACCTTGCGGATGACAGACTGGACTTGCTGGCAATCTCGATGCCCCCCGGCTGTGGTAAGACGGCCCTAGCTATTTTCTATTTGACATGGCTTGCCGGAAGAACCCCTGATGAACCGATGCTTACAGGCTCTCACTCGAACAGCTTTGTGCGTGGCGTTTATGACGAGTGCTTGCGTATATTCGACAAGGACGGAGAATATTTGTGGAATGATGTTTTCCCGGACGTTACTGTGTCGAACACAAATGCGAAGGACTGCCGCATCGACTTGGGTAAGAGAAAGCGCTTTGAAACGCTGGAATTTACGTCTATTGGCACTGGTAATGCTGGTCTGTACCGCGCATCTACGCTTCTTTACTGTGATGACCTTGTATCCGGCATTGAGGTTGCGCTCTCTAAGCCCCGTCTTGATAAGCTGTGGGAAACGTACACTACCGACCTTAGACAGCGTAAAATCGGCAACAAATGCAAGGAACTGCATATTGCTACACGCTGGTCTGTCCATGATGTTATCGGACGATTAGAGCAAAACTACGGCGATTCCGACAGGAACAGATTCATTGTTATGCCAGCAATGAACGAAAAAGACGAATCCAACTTTGATTATGACTACGGTGTAGGGTATAGCACGGAAACGCTCCGCAAGCAACGCGAAGTCATGGATGAAATGAGCTGGAAAGCACTGTACATGAACCAACCTGTTGAGCGTGAAGGCTTGCTGTTCCCTGCCGATGAACTGCGGTATTTCAACGGCGTTCTGCCTGACGGAGAGCCCGATCGCAAGCTCATGGTCATGGATATTGCATGGGGCGGTGGGGACTTCACCGCTTGCCCTATCGCCTATGTGTACGGAGATGCCGTGTTCATTCCTGACCTTGTGTTCAATAACGGCGATAAGACCGTGACCAGACCGGAAGTTGTGGGTAAAATCATCCAGCATAAAATCAATGTGGTGCGCGGCGAAGCCAACAACGGTGGCGACGAATACTGTGACGTGGTAGACAGCCAGCTTCGGCAGCAGGGCTATCACTGTTCTGTTCGCAGCCAACGTGCGCCCAGTGGTCAAAGCAAGCTGTCAAGAATCATCCAGTATGCGCCGGACATCAAACGGTTCTATTTTCTTGACGAAAAACACCAGTCGAAAGAGTACAAGGCGTTCATGGAACAGGTGACGATGTTCACGCAGCTTGGCAAAGTTCCGCACGATGATGCACCGGACAGTCTGGCACAGCTTGCCGATGAACTGTACAACGGAATCAGTAAAATTGAGCCTGTCAAGAGGCCTTTTTGATTAAAAACACAATATATTGTGTTCGCTGGGTCTATTTATTTGATTTCATCACTTGACAAGGCTTATAATGTACGCAGGAAGTTTTGCAGCTTCCCTTAAAGGAATAGCTTACACGCGGGGTTTTGTCATTTTTACTCGCGTGCGTGTCAACAAGCATATTCCTCCTTTCACCGGTGGAGGTTTTCTCACTCTTTCACCTTCACCGGACTTTATATGTTGCGTTTCCAATTGTAAGGGGAATGCCAGACTGTCTCCCCCACGGCTGGCAAGCAACGGTTCGATTCCGTTACGCAGCACAACGATTCCTCAAGGATTGCATGGAAAAATTCTCCTTATCACAACCTCCCCCGTTATTCCCGGCTCTCGATGAAATGAGTTTCAGGCTATTTCTCATTTCAAAGAGCAACGGTAAATCAAGCCGGGTACATGACACAGAGTGGAGCAGTCTGGTAGCTCGTCGGGTTCATAACCCGAAGGTCGGTGGTTCGAATCCATCCTCTGTATCCATCAGCGATTTGCCCTGGATGGAGCAAATCGTGGCTCTCGACACCCGACAAGTCAGAGCCTAGCATGACTGGTAGTGCGAACAGTTTCCCAGTAGCTTCTGACAGGCCTGTGCTCAACAGCCTGTTCCCAGAAATCCAACGAAAGGAGCACTCATGCTAGTTAGAATCTGTTGCCCTTGTATCCGGCAGAACCCTATCTATAAGAACGTCCGCTGCAACCGCTATCTTGGCGAAGTAGACGGACGATACCATTTCAAGTGTGACAGATGCAAGGGCGTTATCGAAGGAGACACAAGGGAAGGATGGGTGAAAATCATCCATCCACCGGAAAAGTAAATAGCTTTTGAAGCGCAGTTTTGGCGCAGTGAGATAGGCCTTAATGGGTTTGTCTTGCTGCGCTTTTTATTGTGCCGGAAAGGAGGAACACATGGCTGAGTATCAGATAGTTGTTGACGGCTTTTTGAATAGTCCACTGACCGGGCGCAGACCGATTGAAACGCCGGAGACGGAAATCAATCTGGCGAACGTTCTGAAAGTTGTCATGGGTAAGGCAGAGCCTATTCATCTGCTGAACAAGAACGAGATTCGCTTTCTGCACAACTACTACTTGGGTAGTCAGCCCGTCCTCCATCGCACGAAGGAGTACCACGCTGAAATCACCAATCGCATTGTAGAGAATCATGCCAACGAGTGCGTGGGCTTCTACACGGGTTACATGAGCGGCACACCCTGTTCTTATGTACGGTCTGAAACGGCAACTGGTGACGGTGAGGAAATCGCCCGCCTGTCCAACGCCTTGCAGTATGAGGGCAAAGACGCGCTTGATCGGCGGCTCTGGCAGTGGATGCTGGAGTGCGGACAGGGATACCGCATTGTTCTCCCTGACAAGGGATACAACGGAAACTACCCGGACGAAACGCCCCTGCTGGTGGATGTTCCCGACCCGGACATGGCGTATGTGATTTACAACTCCGGCATTGGACACAAGCCCATCGCCAACGTGCTGCACATCCCACGCAATTATCAGAATGACTTGAACGACCTGATTTGTGTGTATACGCCAAACCAGTACTTTGAAATCGACAACGGCAAGGTTACGAAAACAGAGAACCATTCTCTTGGAATGCTGCCGATGGTCGAATACAAGCTGAACCCGGAGCGGATGGGACTGTTTGAACCGGCTATCCCTGTGCTGGATGCCATCAACCTGCTGGAAAGCAATCGTCTCGATGGCGTAGAACAGTTCATCCAATCCATCATGGTCTTTATTAACTGTCTTGTTGATAAAGAATCGTTGGAAGCTGTCAAGGCTATGGGCGCAATGTCAATCAAGTCTACTTCTGGACTTGCTGCCGATGTAAAACAGCTTGCAAACGAGCTGAACCAGCAACAAACGCAGATTTTGATTGATTCCATGCTGAACGTGTATCGCAGTCTGACTGCTATGCCTAGTGCCACTGGCAGCGAGAACGCAACGTCCGACAACGTGGGTGCGGTCATCGTCCGCAATGGCTGGAATCACACCGAAGCAAGGGCGCAGCAGTACGAGAATATGTTCAAGTACGCTGAACGCCAGAGCCTGTCTGTGATGCTAAAAATCCTGCGTGACACGGCTGGTTCTAAGCTGATGGCAAGTGACATCAACATCAAATTGCCGCGCCGCCAGTACGACAACCAGCAGAGCAAAGTTCAGATTTTCGCACAGATGATTCAGCAACCGATTGACCCGCAGTTGGCGTTCACTACGCCCGGTCTGTTCCCTGACCCGCAGGCTGCTTATGAAATGAGCAAGCCGTTCCTGATTGCCGCTGGCAAGCTGGGCGAGGACGGGAAAGCACCGAAGCCGCAGGAACAGCCCAAACGGGATGTTACCGGAACAAATGCCGGGAACATAGCAGATGAACAGTCTGCCGATACCAATAAAGAAACAGAGGGCGAGTAACCCTTTGCTATAAACACGGCAGGGAAGCCGGGATACAAATTTCGCAGCGTTGCAGGGAAGCAACGGTAAAAAAACGCAGGAGGAAATTAACGATATGAACTACAAAGCGTTACTTGGTGATGCCTACAAAGAGGGCATGACCGCCGATGAAATCATTTCTGCGCTTGAAAAGGTTGCAGACCCTAGCGCAGAGGTTGAGAAGCTGCGCAACGCCGTGACGAAAGCCAATGGCGAAGCTGCTGAGTATAAGAAGCAGCTCAAGGCAAAGCGTACCGATGACGAGAATGCCGCACAGGAACAGGCCGACAAGCTGGCAGAGATGCAGAAACAGATTGAAGCCCTGACTGCCGACAAGGAGAATCTCGTTAAGGAAAAGACCCTTGCATCCTATCGTGAGAAGTTCGTTGCGCAGGGTTATGACGCTGAACTGGCTGGAAAGGCTGCATCTGCACTGGCTGACGGTGACATGGACAAGATGTTTAAGTTCCAGTCGGAGTTTATGACCGCTCATGACACCGCATACAAGGCTTCCCTGCTGAAGGATATGCCCACACCTCCGGGTGCGGATGGCAATGGTGACGGCGCAGATAGCGCAGGTGTTTCCTTTGCTAAACGCTTTGCGAAGGAGCGCGCAGACGCAAACAAGGCATCGAGTGACGCAATGACTGCTTTCCATTAAGGAGGAAAACATGAAGTACACCAATACTCCGGTATCGGCTCCTGAAAGCACTATTCTGGCTGCTGATACCTACGTTGCCATTCCCTTTACCGTCAAGGAGACCACTGCTGTTCCGGCTGGCTATCCTATGGCAAAGACTGGCCTGAAAGCTGCTGCCACTACTGGCACCAGTGCTGCTGATGCAGCTACCGATGCCATTGGCATCCTGCTGCACACTGTTGACCCTGCCGTCAACCCCAATGGCGCACTGCTGATTCAGGGCGTTATTGATGTGGACAAGGCAAAGCTGTCCGGCTTTACCTATTCTGCAAACGATATTGCCGCTCTGAAAAAGGCTGTTCCTGCCGTTTTCTGCCGTACCGATGTTGGCGCAAAGAGCGAGTAAGGAGGACTAAATTATGGCACTGAATCTGAATGAAATCTTCTCCCCTGCTGCGATTGCCGCCTACTGGACGAATGACCCGACCAATGCGCAGCCCTATGCTTCTGATGCTCTGTTCCCTGCCCGTAAGAAGGTCAGCATGGAACTGAAGTGGCTGCGTGGTCACAAAGGCGTTGGCGTTTCGCTGAAGCCTAGCGCGTTTGACACTAAGGCTACGTTCCGTACTCGTCAGGGCATCAAGATGACCGAGACCAGTATGCCGTTCTTCCGTGAGGGTACTCACATTGACGAGGAAGACCGCCGCAAGATTATCTCTGTTTTGGCTACTAATCAGGAGTTTGCGGCAGATGTTATCAATCGTGTCTACGATGATACTGCACAGCTTATCACTGGCGCTCGTATCGTTCCTGAGCGCATGGTATGGCAGCTTCTGGCTCCCAAGGATGGCAAGCCCGGCATTTCTATCGAATCTAACGGCGTGAGCTACGTCTATGATTATGACCCGGACGGCACTTGGAAGCAGTCCAATTACAAGGCTCTGACTACCAAGGAGAAGTGGGATGCTCCTACTACTGCAACCCCCATTGCCACGATGACCACTGCCGCAAACACCGTGCTGGCAAACACTGGTGAGATTATCACCGATGCCTACATGAACACCGACACTTTCCACAAGATGATTGTTGCGGATGAAATCAAGAACCGTTATCTGACGGTTATGAAGACCACCACCGCTGTGCTGGTTGATTCCGAAGCACGTTCCGTTGTCGAAACTGCATCCGGTATTCGTGTCCATCTGTACGACAAGATGTACAAGCCGGAAGAGACTGCTACTGCCGAGAAGTATTTGCCTGATGGCTATGTTGTGCTGGCTCCTTCTGGTTCTCTGGGCAATATGTACTATGTTGCCACCCCTGAGGAAGCCGACCTGATGGCTGGAATCTCCAACGCACAGGTTTCCGTTGTGAACACTGGCGTTGCTGTTACCACCGAGCAGACCGTGCATCCTGTCAACACCAACATCTACGTCTCCGAAATCGTCCTGCCGTCCTTTGAACGCATGGACGCTGTGTACTGCATCAAGGCTTACTAAGGCGAAAGGAGGAAAGCAGCATGGGAGACCAGTATTCCGAAGCGGCAGTCAAGCTGGGGCAGTACATCGCCCCTGCACTTGACCGTGGAATCACGGACGAGGACTACCCACTCTTCGACCTGCTGCTTGATTTCGCCAAAGACAAGATATTTGCGCAGGGCTACCCTTTCGGCAACAGACCGGACGAGCTGCCCTCGCAGTATCAGTCGTTGCAGATACGCATTGCAGCGGAACTGTACAACCACATCGGCGCAAACGGACAGACGAGCTACACCAACAATGGCATTACTCGTGTGTGGGAAAGCTCCGATGTGGCGCAGTCCCTGCTAAATGAAGTGGTTCCGAGAGTAGGTGTTATCAGCTGATGTTCAATGGAAGCCCGCTGGATAAACGCCCGCTGTGGTATTCAAACCCAGTTGGCGAAAAAACGTCTGTTGTGGACGAGTGGGGCAACGAAACCGGCGAAACATCGCAGACGTGGAGCGAACCCGCAAAGCTGATGCTGAATGTCAGCCCGCCTACTGGTTCTGCGGAAGCAAACCCTTTTGGAGCATTCACGGATTACAGCTATGTTGTCAGTTCGTCCAGCAAAAAGCACAACACACCGCTTTATGAAGGTACGCACGTCTGGTTTCAGACGGACGTTTCAAAGCCCTTCAATTACATTGTGGTCAAGGTCGCAGAGCATATTACAGACACGAAGTATGCGCTGAAAGAGGTGGTTGCAAGTGAAAATTAAAGTGAGGTTGAGCGATGCCGGACTTCGTGATGCGGAACGTCAGATACAGGAGTACAAGACCACCCTGAACAGAAAGGCTAGAGCGCTTGCTTTTCGTCTTTCGTGGCTGGGGCTTGAAGTTGCAAAGGTGCGTTTCGCTAATGCGGAATACGCTGGTTCCAATGACGTGAAATGCCATATCAACCAAAAAGACAAGACCTGTGCCATCGTTGCAGAGGGCAAGTCGGTTGCCTTTATCGAGTTTGGCACTGGCGCACATCACAACGGATATGGCGGTGAGCTGCCGCCCGGCGTTGGTGCACATGGTTCCTACGGCAAAGGGCAAGGCGCAAACCGCAGGTGGTACTACTACGGCGACCCCGGCAATGCTGGAACGCCTGTTAAACAGGTGGATGGTAAAGGCCAGTTGAATTACACCGATGGTAACGAACCAGCTATGGCTATGTGGGGAGCTGTTGAGGAAATGGCTTCTCAAGTCGAAGCAACGTGGAGGGAGGTTTGGAGTAGTTGATTGATTATTTCAATTCTATCTTCACGGCTGTTGCTAAAGAATTGCGAAAGCAAGTGCCTGGCATTTTCGTTACTGGCGAAATCAATGACAGCAATGTCAAAAAGTTTCCGTGTGTGCAGATAGAGGAAAACAGTAATCTCCCGGTTCATCGTGATTCTGCCAGCCGAAGCAAGTACGCCGCTGTTTCCATGCGTGTGCGTGTATATTCCAACAAAACCAGCGGACGCATTGCAGAAGCACGTTCCATTGTAGGTATCGTGGATTCTGTATTGGAACCGCTCAATTTCTATCGAAAGTCGTTTGCCCCGTTGAATGGGCTGTACAACAATTCCGTCTATCGGATTGATTGCAGCTACGGGGCAACAATCGGAGAGGACGGAATGATTTACCGAAACTAAGGAGGTAAACATTCTATGAGTACTGCTATCTCCGGTCTGAATACCACCCTGTATTGTGGCGACAGCGCAACCGCTCTGACGAAGCTGTGCGACATCAAGGATGTACCCGACCTGATCTCCGAGCCGAATCTTCTGGACGCCACCACCCTGTCTGACCCTATGCAGGTCAACATCTTCGGCATTATTCAGAGTGACACCAAGTCCTTTACTGCCAACTACAACAAGACTGACTACAAGAAGGTCAAGGAAGCTGGCTACGATGAGACTTCCGAGAGCAACACCGTGAAGTATTACGCCCTGAAGATGCAGGACGGTTCCGGCTTCACTTGGCAGGGTATGCATCAGGTCGGTCTGTCCGGCTTCGGTGTGGACGAGGTTGTGGAAATGACCATCAACTGCATCTTCACCAAGAAGCCTGAGTTCAGCGAGACTCTGACCGTCACTGGCGGCTAAACCGCAAAAATCGAATCAATCAAACCGGGCAGAACTGAACAACGGATTTGGTTCTGCCCCTATTTATAAAGGAGAGCATTTATTATGGCTGCTAAGGTTATCAATTTTCATTCCCCCGATGGCAAGAACACTTACGAGCTGACTTTCACCCGTGACAGCGTGGAAGCCACCGAACGCGCAGGCTTTCAGATTGGCCAGTACACCCAGATGACCAATCTGCTGTCAAACTCCCGTGCTCTGTTCTACGGCGCTTTCATCGCGCGGAACAAGGGTATTAAGCGCAAGGTCGTGGATGAGATGTTCCAGCACATCGAGGATAAGGAAGACCTGATGGGCGTTCTGCTTGAGATGTTCATGGACGCTTCCAAGTCCCTGCTGGCAACTGACACTGAGGACAAGACCGCAAAAAACGCAACGTGGGAGATTGTGTAACCGCACAATCTCAGGAGGCAAACGGAGAGGGGGAGCTATTCTCCTTCTCCAAGCTGTTCCACGATGTAGAAGCCTATTACATCTCCATTGGCATGACCTACGACCAGTTCTGGTACGGCGATGTCTGGCTAGCGAAGGTCTACCGTGACGCAGAGGAGCTGCGGGAACGCAGAGCCAACGCAGAAGCGTGGAGAAATGGCTTTTACATGGCATCTGCGCTTTCCTCTACGGTTGGCAATATGTTCCGAAAGAAAGGGTCTAGCCCCATCAAGTACATGGATAGACCGATTCCCCTTACCCAAAAGGAGAAAGACGAGTATGAATACCAACGCGCAGTTGAGGCGCAGGAGCGAATCAAGAGAATGATGTTCTCTATGATGGAAAGTGATGGTGGTAGTGATGGCTGATGTTGATATTACGAGCTTATCCGTAGAGATTTCTGCGGAATCGCAGGGTGCAGAGCTTAATATCGACAAGCTCGCTACCGCCATTTCTAATTTGAGGACGAAAGGCAACGTGGCAAAGGTTTGCAGTAGTCTTGATAAGTTATCTGCTTCTATTTCCGCTCTTAAATCCGCATCTACTGGGCTGGACGGTCTTGGCAAAATCACGTCTTTTATGAACGGTCTTGCTAATGTAGACCTTACTCAAAGCGCAAAAGGCATCCGCTCTGTTGCTAATGCTTTGAACAAAATTTCGTCCGTCAATCTTGGAAACATGGATTTTTCCGGACTTGGCAATAAGATGAACAGCTTGAAGAACGGCCTTTCCCCTATTTCTTCTATTAGCGATTCTTCCATTAAGAGTTTGCGTGGCGTAAGCAGTGCAATCAATTCCATTGCTAAAATCCCAAGCATCACAAAGAAGCTGGACTCTAAAACGCTTGATGATTTTGCTGAAGTTTGTAAGAAAGTGGCATCCGCTATTTCTCCGCTCGCTTCCAAGCTGGACAAGGCGGGCCGTTCTTTCTCTTCGCTTCCGTCTAAAATTAAAAGCGCTATCAATTCGACAACCCGCTTTTCTTCGGCAAACTGGAAAGCAAGTACTAGTCTTTCGAGCTTGGCAAGCCAGTTAGAAACCATCAAAAAACGTGCAGCACAGCTAGTTTCTCTGAAAGCTATTGCCACTTACCTTGCTAACGCTGTTGCAAAGTTTAATGATTTCTACGAAGCGACAGACTTGTTCAACAACGCAATGGGCGAGTTAAGCGTCCAAGCAACTGAACTTATCAATAAAATGGAGTCTCTGCTTGGAATCGACCCTACAGAAGCGATGACAAACATTGCAACAATTCAAAGTCTTGCTACTTCGTTCGGCTTGGCAAGCGATAAAGCGTACATTCTTTCCAAAAACTTGACGCAGCTTGCTTATGATGAATCGTCCTATTGGAATAAAGATACTGCTACTACCTTTACCGCGATTGCTTCTGCTATCTCTGGAGAACTTGAGCCTATTAGACGCTTAGGCGTTGACCTGTCTCAGGCGCGGTTACAGCAAGAACTTCTTGCTTTGGGCTTTAACAAACAGGTTTCTAGTCTGTCTCAGGCAGATAAGGCAGTTCTGCGTTACATTGCCATTATGAAGCAGACTGCGAACATTCAAGGCAACCTTGCACAGACCATTAGTAGCCCTGCCAATATGGTACGTATCTTGAAGTCTGAAATTTCGCAGCTTGCAAAGGCTGTTGGCCAGCTTCTTTATCCTGCATTTAAGGCAATTCTCCCTGTTCTGATTGCAGCAGTTGACCTTATCAAAGAATTTGTTGTTTCGCTTGCATCTGTGTTTGGGCAGAAAATTGAATTTACCGATTTTAGCAAAACACAAAAAGATATTGGTGGTGTGACCGATGCTATGGATGACACTGCCGATGCTACGAAAGCAGCAGCGAAAGCGGCTAAAGATTACACGATGGGTTTTGATGAACTAAACATCATTGACCCTTCGCAAAACTCCGGTTCTTCCGGCTCCGGCAGCGGCGGTGCTACTGGTAATTTACTTGGTGATGTTGACCTCTCTCAGTATGATATGTTCAAAGATTATGCTGGAAGTGCTGTTGACGAAATTAAGGAGAAGTTAAAATCTCTTAATTCTTTCCAAATCGGAACCCAAATCGGTGAACAACTAAATAAACTTATGGGCATGATTTATGATGCCATCCATTCCATTGATTGGGCCTCGCTTGGAGCGTTTTTTGCAGATGGCGTTAACGGACTTGTAGATTCTGTAGACTGGGACTTGTTTGGCCGATTGCTTGCGGACAAATTCATCATTGAGTTTGAGCTTCTTGGCGGTTTTCTGTCTCAGCTTGACTGGACATCTATGCTTAACGCCTTTATTGATGGCTTTTCTGGATTTTTTCACGAACTTTCAGATTGGATAGCAACAGTAGATTGGATTGGCGTTGGGAAGCAATTAACTGATAAGCTTTCCGATGCTCTTCAAAATGTTGATATTGAAAAGCTTGCAAGAGTTCTTTTTAACTTTATCACTGATAGCATTAACGCTGTTTCTGATTTCTTGGCTGGCACAGACTCTTACCAGCTCGGTCAAGACCTCGTTGACTTTGCTATTAGAGCCGTTACTTCCGTAGATTGGGCCGGGCTAGCTCAAGCTATCGGTCGTTTCTTTGGCGAAGCGTTTATTGAAGCGCTCGATTTCATGGGTGGTCTGGTTTCCCGAATTGCCGATTATTTTGAAAAGAAAGTGGCAGAGGGGCCGTTCGATAATGTTGGCCTGAATATCGTCTACGGTATTTATTACGGCATTCAAGACGCAATCACGAATGTTGCTTCTTGGATTGTCGAAAACGTGTTCAATCCGTTTATCAATGGCTTTAAGTCTGCCTTTGGAATCAATTCCCCATCCACCGTAATGGCCGAACAAGGCGGCTACATTATCGCAGGATTGGAAAAAGGCATTACGGACGCTATTTCTAGTGTAACCGAAACCACTAAGAAAATTCTTTCTGCAATTAAAAGCACGTTTGATAATTTCAGCCTTTTGAGTATCGGAAAAAATATCGTGGACGGTCTTATTAAAGGCATCAATCAAGGCATTGAAACCGCTAAGAAAACAGTTGGTGGTCTGGCAAAAGCTATTCTTGACAAGTTCACTGGCGATTTGGACATCAACTCTCCTTCTAAGGTGTTCTTTGATTATGGTAGCTACATTGTTCAGGGCCTTGCCAACGGTATCACCGGCGCTCTCGGCTATGTCAACGATGCTATGAATAAACTCGTAGACGCCACCAAGCTCAAGGGCGAAGAGATGGCGAACTATGGCATTGACTGCGGCACAAGCTACGTCAACGGCATCATTTCCGGGCTAGACTCTAAGTGGGCCGAACTTGATAACAACCTCAAGACCGACTTCTTCGGTACGGCGCAAACTTTCATTCAGGCCGCGCAGAGCGGAGATTGGAAAACGGTCGGCACTACGATCGCCGCTGGCATTTGGGGCGCTATGGGTGATGAGCAGCGTAAACGCGCCAAGTCCGTTGCAAGCGACCTTGTAAGCAGACTAAGCAAAGAATTGAAAAGCCAAGCTTCTTCTCTGCTGAACACCGCTGCTACCATTGGGAAAAATCTGGTGAACAATCTGACCCAAAACTTTGGAAAGGTTTCCGCTGAAACTCAGACGATGCTTTCCGGCATTACGCAGGCTTTCGGAAACGTGAAGTCTCCCCTCGCAACGGCAGCTAAAGCCATCAGTGCGGCGCTCTCTGGTGGTTTACTCAGCTCTTTCCCGACAATTTTCGCTGGGTTTGCCGGGCTGGTAAGCACTATCGGAACCGCAGTGGCGGGAATGCTTTCTGCTGTGGGTGCCGCCCTTAGCGCTACGATTTTTGGCATTCCCGCTGGAATCGTAGCCCTTGCTGCTGCCGCTACCCTTGGTATTGCAATCGCTGGAATCGTATCGAAACTTGGCGGTAGCCATTCTACCGGTAGTTACAGCGATACATCTCAGTATGTTGGAAGCTCTAGCTACAATTCCTCGACATCCAGCTCTTCCTATAGTGGCACCTATTCTGCCGCAAGCGGGAACTCCGAAGAGATAAGAGATGCTGTGTACAACGGTTGCTACAACGCATTCCTCGACATCTGGCAGCGGTATGGAGAGGAAATCTCTGATGGAAGAGATGTAAGAGTATACCTTGATGGCAAGCAGCTCACCGCTTCTGTTGAAAAGACCCAGAAAGAACGTGGTGTGTCTATTATGGGTACCGAAGTTTACTCTTACTAAGAAAGGATGGTTCAGATGGCCAATATTCCTGCACTGGTTACGGTGAATGGCGTAGAGCTGCCGGAACCATCCTCTTATGAGGGAACGACTAGCACGATCGTGGACTCTGGCCGAAATGTTCAGGGTAAAGTCGTTGGTTCTGTCGTTCGGCATGATGTAGCAAAGGTCTCCATGTCATGGAACTACCTGACCGCGCGGCAGTGGGCCGACATTTTGAGCCTTTTTACCACGAATTTTTACTGCACTGTTAAATTCTATAACCAAGCCACAGCCGGCTATACCACCCGTCAGATGTATGTCTCCGACCGCACCGGCGGCATGTGGCGTAGAGGGCCGAAAACCGGTGGCGTGATGGGATGGACAGGGTGCAAACTTTCTCTTGTGGAGGTATGACACATGGTTGAAGTCTCCGATAAGTGGAAAGAAAAATTTAATGAAACCCTCGTACCGGAATCTTTTGTAGAGATTACCTGTGGAATCACTGAGCCGGGTATCAACAAAAAAGCTACCATCGTCACGTCATCGGCAGCCCCGTTCTCCACCTTTCACAGTATTGCGCTTTCCAATAACGCTTCTATTTCGAGGTATTCCACAGGAGAGCTTAATCTCACTGTTCTTGACGGAAGTTGCGCCATTGTTCCTTCTTCCCCTCCGTATGGAACTACTGGTTTTTTGAGCGCCAAGATTTTTGACGATTCAAACCATCCTGTTATCCGGCTTGAGCTTCCGAGTGAGAGCAAGTCCTCGATTCCCGGCGTTTCAATTTGCTGGTCTACGGTATTTGAAGAATACGCTATAGATTTTTCGGTCAGCGCATATCTTGGGACTAACAGGTTAAAAACTGTGACCGTAAACGGAAACAAATCCGTCTGTTCTGATGTTGATGTAGAGCTTTCCGGGTTTGATGCCGTAGAGATTGAGGTGCTGAAGTGGTGTCTCCCTAACCGCCGAGTAAGGGTCGAACAAGTGAAAATCGGAAGGTATCTGGTGTTTGACAAGACCAAAATTTTGTCTTACAGCCATTCTTCCGCAAGAGACCCTATCTCCGGGCAGCTTTCTCAGGAGTCGATTTCCTTTAGTTTGGATAACAGCGACCGCACATGGGACTCCGTGAACCCTCAAGGAATTTATAAGTATATCTATGAACGTCAGCCCGTTACTGTTCGTTATGGAATGGATGTTGACGGAAAGACCGAATGGGTAAGCGGAGGAATGTTCTTCCTGTCGGAGTGGAGCGTCCCCGCCAACAGCATTGAGGCGTCCTTTCAGGCGCGAGACGCTTTCCTGTATTTGTCCAGCACAACGTACACCGGAAGAAAATATGGCACGCTCTATGAGATGTGCTACGATGCGCTGGAGCAGCTTGAGGCAGACGGAATCACAGCAGAAATCTCTAATGAATTGAAAGACTACTCTACGGACATCACGAGCGATGGGTCTTCTTATCACAACTCCGATATTTTGCAGCTTGCCGCCAATGCGGCCGGAATGGCTCTGTACCAGACTCGTGATGGCGTGATAAAGATTAACCGTGTCTACGGTTCTAGCGCCTCTGACTCGGTATTGGATATTCCGGTGCTGAACAATTATTCTTGGCCGGAAATCACCTTTGCTCAAAATATGCTCAACGTGGTGACCACCGCAGGTGGCGTTACCTACGCTTATCCCGAAAGCCCTTCGGGCAAAGGCGTGAGCCAGACTCTGAGCAATGTTATGCTCACAAAGGACATCCTTGCAAAATCCAGAAATGCCCTTACGGAGTCTTATGGAGTCCTTTCTAATCGTCGCAAGGCTTCTCTTACTTATCGGGCAAGCCCTATTGTTGACGCTCTTGATATGGTGAAGATTCACCATCAGTTCAATTACGATGCCGTCTTGCTGGTGACCAATGCAAAATACACCTTTAATGGGTGCTTCAAAGGTACTGTAGAGGGGTACATGATGGCAGATGCTCAGGCTTTGTCTCTTGACCATGTCAGCGAACAGCTTGACTGGGGTGATTCCGTTGTTCTTTCCGCTACCCTGTCCCCCGCTACCATTGATTCTCCCAAAATCAACTGGGCAGCCTCTCCCGAAGGAATTGTCTCCCTTCATGTTCTGACAAACGCAGAGGGAAAATCCACTTGTCAAGTCAAGTGGAACTCCCCGGGCAAGGCTGTTGTCACTGCCTTTGTGGGCAACGTCTCCGCGAAATGTTCTTTCATTACAACATCGTACAACCTGTTTGATATTGCAGAGGGCGACACCGTTCTTATGGACGAGGGCGGTAACGTGGCTGAGTTCATCGTTGCGAAGCACGACTACGAAAGCGAGCTAAACGGAGCCGGACGAACTCTTCTGGTTCGAAAACACTACGCGGCTATCATGGCTTGGGATTCTACATGGTCTACTTACGCCAGTAGCAGCGTAAGTAGCTGGCTCAACAACGACTACTTCAACTCGTTCAGTTATGCTCAAAAGCAAGCTATCAACAAGACAACCATCTACTACACCCCGGGCTTCTCCGATTCTTACTGTAGCTCTGGTAGCAGCAGGGTATCCACGATGGCCGAAAGTGTTTTCCTTCTTTCCAACCATGAGTTTGGATACGACACGGAAGGCTCTGATGCTCCGAATTGGACAACTAGCAGCCCGAGCTATAAGCACAACGAAGGCACTCCATTGCAGAATGCATCCAAAATCCTGAAAGCAATGCTTGCTTCCGACATAGAAGGTTCTGAGAGAGGGCGTTCCATCTGGACAAGAACTCCCTACCTGTACTCGCTTCAGATGCTCTATGATATTGCTGGCACAAGCTCAAGCGCAAACAAGTACTGGCGACCTCTGTTGGTCAGCAAACTTGTAGACGCATACGCTGTGTATGATTCTATGTTACAAGTGAATACCAACGCAGAGACGATTTCTTACGCTACGAATGACGAGGGTCCTCGTAAGTATGACAATGTCGTTCACCCTGCATTTACCGTTCCAAAGTCTCTTTCCATTGACGCTGACGGCAAATTGATTTTTTAAGAGGTGATTGTATGGCAAAGTGGATTACTGACCGAACGCAGGCAGATGTAGACCGGGTAAAAGAACTGACAGCAAAGGCAAGAAGCGGCACATGGACGGAGGAAGAACAGCGAGAATGGGCCTCCGGTATGAAAGGTGCGCTCAGTTACACTGACTATGCAAGAATCGAACAGGGCATGAAAGAGCTTGCTGACATTGTCGGAGTGAAACTTCCTATCGACCCGATTTCAGTCGTTACGGCGCTCAATACTTCCGGAGAAATCCCCGCGTGGGACACTTATCCCGCCAAGTCCGAGTTCTTCATGCCACTGACGGCCAAGAAAGCGAGCCTGCCGCTCCGCTCGTTGGGATTCCGCGTCAAGGGCTATATGCCGGGCAAAATGCGCACCGTCCTGCGTAAGTACGGCACCGAAACCGCCCTGGTAGACAAGTCCATCGACCTTGTCAAAGGCTATAACGATGTAGTGCTGGACATGGGCAGCATCGCGCTGGAAAAGGGCGTCGAATACCAGCTCTATTTCGCCGCTGCCAACAACTTCTACCCGCCCTCTGTCGAGCCATCTTGGGTCGTAGCAAACGACTACATCGACATTGCACATGGCAGCGCCTACTATGGCGATGACGTCAAAATGATTTTTTCTGGAACAATCACTTTCGCCGGAACGTCTACCCCCGAATGGGGGCCGAACAGCTATCTTACCACAGAGGACGCCAATCGTTGGATAGCCAGCGTGAAAGCCATCCGTTCAAAATGCAGCGGAACAAGCTCTACTCCGGATGTACCGAAATCTCTTTCTATGAAATTTGGTGTGATAAATCAGGTCGAAAAGATACTTTCTGACATTGAAAGTATAGCCAAAGATTATACGCTTTACTGCTCCGAGCCAATTTGTGGAGGTGAACCTTACTATGCGGTTTATTGATCGAAAAGCAAAATACCCGGGCCGTTGGACTATGAAAAAGTCAGACGGCTCTTCAGAAATCATTACGTTGGTTCGGAACGATGAGCCCATCGTGGAAGGCACCCCCATGAACGCCAATACTCTTAACGCATTGGCTGGCACTGATACTACCCTCACCATCTCCGGCATGGCTGCGGATGCAAAAGAAACGGGAGATAAGATTGGGGAGCTAAAGGAAGATTTAAACCATTCCAACGATGGAAAGCAAAAGAGTACTTGTGATTATGGGATTGGCTACCCCAATGCTCAAATATGGGAACCAACAAACTATATTACCGTACCCGTTTTTCCGGAATTCGATGGCAAAATATCCAAAATAAATGTAAAAGCGAGCGAAACTGGAACCATATCTATTGTCGTACTTAAAATCGATGACGCAATCTACTCCGGAATAAAAGCCACGGAAGAAAGTCGGAACAGCTATGAGGTTGCTAAGGGCGATAATACTATTTCTTGCGATATTGACATTCAAAAAGGAAATATCGTGGCATTTAAGCCGTCTGGATGCTCTATTTACTACGAAAACAACGAAAGCGGTCGTTATACCTATATATATAATGGCTCCACTTTGGACAGACCGGGAGATTATAAGCGATCTTATGGATTCTCGTATGATTTCATTCATGACAATAACGAGCATTTATATGTTGAGCATAAATTTAGTAATATCGACACGAAAGAAAAGTATACCGTATATTTAGCTGAAAATTCTGACTGTGAATTGGTACCAGACAATGATACTGGAAACGTTATATTATCTTTCACCAAAAACATCAATGTTAGAAAGAACGGCACAGAAAATACATCAATAAGCATATCAACAGATGATTCTGTTGCTCAAATTGGTGAAAGTCGAGCGGAAAACAGAAACGGGAAACTGATTATTACTTTAAAAAGTTATGAAAGTCTGTGTATAAATAAACTTTCTATGACTCTATCGGTTGTAACCTCAAAAAATATTAAAACAGATGATACCATTTTGCTGGCTAATGCTTGGGCCAATATTTACGCTGGGGAACTTTTGCCGCTTCTTAATAGAAAAAAGATAGAGAAAGTTGACGGTGGTAACACCAAGGATTTAAGTAAATATGTAAGTATTTATGTCGAAGATGTAAAAGATAATGCGACTGTATATTCAAGTTTATTTTATGGTGATAGCATTGCCAATATTACAGCACCGAGCGATGTAGAGCCGTTTATTTTCTTTACCGACCCTCATACACTTGAGATGGATAATTGGCAATCTGGATGCGAAAGCCTTATGCTCTTATTAAAAAATTATTATGACGCAACCCCAGTGTCGTATGTATTGTGTGGTGGTGACTGGATTGGGAACTCCGACCTCCCGAAAGTTTCATGCTATAAACTTGGACTAATACACGGAATGATGCGAAAACTTTTTGAACGATACTATTATGTTATCGGGAATCATGACACAAACTATGAAGGAAAACTTACAGATGAATCCGAAAAATATACTACAAGATTGTCGCAAACTGCACTTCAAAATCTTTTATATAATGGAGAAAAAACATATTATGTATTTCAAGGCAATAGGACAAGATTCTACTGTTTAGATACTGGTGTAGAATGGAGTTCTTTGTCTACTTATTATAGCGAAGAAATGGAATGGTTTGCAGAAAATCTGGCCAAAGATAATTCGAGACATATTGCGATTCTGCTCCATATTTTATATTCAAGTGAAGGCAAAACAACAATTTCTTCCGAAGCGACGAAAATTGCAGAAGCATATAATGGAAGGTCTACAATAACGGTCAACGAAAAATCTTATGATTTTAGTCAGTGCAAAGGAAAAATAGAATTTTATCTTGCTGGACACACCCATGTCGATTCCAACGGACTGGAAGGGTCTATACCATACGTTATCACCCGAAAAGCATTTGAACTTCAAAACCCAACATTCGATTTAACGATGGTTGATTATGATAACAGAGTAATCAATATGATTCGAGTTGGTAATGGCGACTCAAGAAAAATTTCACTTGATAGCGGTAAAATCATCAGCTAAAAGAAGCTTTATCTAACCTTAAAAACCAAAAGGAGTCTCAAAATGCTGCACACCATCCTCAACTTCCTCGCTTCCCTCTTTTCCGCCCTCTCCCGGGCGGCAGATGCCTCTACCTCTGACCCGGTGTCCACGGTGGACACCCAGAGCGCTGCTCCTCCCGGCTGGGAGGGCGCACCACACCACCGCTACATCGACGTGAGCCGGTATCAGGGTAAAATCACCCTCGACGGCTGGCGCAAGGTCAAAGCGGCTGGCTACAAGGGCGTCATGCTCAAGACGGTATCTACCAACAAAAATTTCTCCAAGCGGGCAGACGGCCTGTATATCGACCCCACCTTTGAAACCAACTACCGCAACGCCCGGGCTGCGGGTCTGGACGTGGGCGTCTACTACTACACCTACGCCACCAGCGAGGCGATGGCCGATGCAGAGCTTGCCCTGCTGCGGCAGGCGGTGTACGGCAAGGAGTTTTCTCTCCCCGTTTGCGTGGACGTGGAGGAGAACAAGCTCAAGAAGCTGTCCACGCTTGACCTGTCCAACCTCGCCGCTTACGCTCTGGAACAGGTGGAGAAGATGGGCTTTTACGCCCAGCTCTACACCTACACCGGTTACAAGTACGAGCTGGACATGGCTCGTCTGTCCTCCCGATGGGACGTCTGGCTGGCCGATTACACCGGAAAGGCCCCCAAAGTGAGCTTTAAGTACAATGCGCACCAGCACACCAGCAAGGGCAGTGTTCCGGGCATCTCCGGCAACGTAGACCTCAACGTAACCACCCTCAACTACCCCCGCATCATCGAAAAGAAGGGCCTGACCCGTCTTCGGGAGGGTAAATGACCGAAAAAGAAGCTTTACTGTGGGTGCTTGGCATCCTTGGCAGCCTGTGCGCTGCGGCCATCACCATCGACAAGGTGCTGGACATCATCCACAAGTACATCAAAAAGGCACAGGCCCCCGACGATGCGCAGAACAAGCGCCTTGACGACCTTGACCGGCGCGTTGGCGCACTGGAAACCGGCTATACCCAACACACAGCGGCACTTTCCCGCGATTTGAGCCGCTTTGGAGACATCGACGAAGTGAACCGCCTGACCCTGCAGGCCGTGCGTGCCTTGTTGGAAGCGCAGCTCACCGGAAATAACGTTCAGGCCATGCAGAAAAGCAAGGCCGAAATTGACAACTATTTGACAGAAGGAGTAACGAAACATGGCAGCAATTCTTAATTTCATTCCCGCCCCCGTCGCAATCGTTCTTATTATCGTCGGCTTTGTGGCTTTGGCTGTCGGCGCTATCCGCATGGGCTATAAGCAGCTGGTCAAAAATCTGGCCTATGACCTCGTGTGCAAGGCTGAGGACAGCATCATGGGCAGCGGTCAGGGCGCAAAGAAAAAGGCACAGGTCTTTGCCGCGCTGCGCGGCGCGCTGCCGGACTGGCTGAAGCCTTTCATCACCGATGAAGTGCTGGACAGTGTGATTGAAAAGGCCGTCAGCATGATGAAAAAGGCACTGGCAGAAAAGAAGCCTACCATCAACAAGGGGTAATTTATGTGCTACATGAAAGCGGCACTAAGCAAGGAGTGATGATATGAACGCAGTAAATGTCGAAGATTTGCTCGATTTGATTGAATCCATGAAACGCATATCTGCGGATGAAATTATCGCTGCATCAAAAGAGAACAACGAGCTGGAGCGCATCGCACACATCGCAACGGAAGCAACTTATACTGCCGTTATCGAAAAGTTGGAAAACCTCCGCGTGTATGCAGTAATCGTTTTGGATAGCAAAGGGGTAAGGAGATAAAAAATGTTTCATTATCACTACATCAAAGTCATTGCTGATTCTGAAAACATGAGGTTGGAAGAAATCACTTTTGTTCTGCAAAAATACTTTGCAAAGCAGAACGATGGTTTTTACCTCGAAATCGACTTGGATGACCATGCCGCTGATTTCGATGGCAGCGGAAAATGGCTCAAGCGGTTGGAAGGAAGTATTTTGTGGCTAAATGATGAATACGTTGCGCTCAGCGGTGTGCAACAAAACAACCCGGACGATAGCTTTATCGTCAAAATTTCCGCAATTCGTTATCTCATTGTTCACAATAAGGAGTAATATCATGGCAAGCACTACATACGAGCATTTTGCTGACACCAACAAAATGTACGCCGCACAAGAGCAATTTCGTGACATCACGAAAATGGTCTGCGCATGTTTTCGCGGCCTCACGAAAACATACCATCTCGGCAATGCCAACAAACTGGTGACGTTTTGTCACCGATTTGCCGTGCTTGGCACTATGGTGCGCAACGCTGGACAGTTGCCGCAGCCTTTCTGGCTCGGTGCTACCTGTGGCGGCGGCTCGCGTAGTGTTGCCCGCTGCGCTGCAAGGACTTGACCGACAGCAGATGACCGCAGCCATCAAAAACGCACCGCTTGGGAGGGTAGACCGTAAGATAGCCTTACTGCGGTACGTTGAGCGGCTTCCGCTGCCGGACATTGCAGCACAGACACATTACAGCCGGACGGCGGTAGGCTACCGGCTGAAAGGCATTGATAAAATGCTGGATGTGTGATATAATAATTATAGCGTCCGAAGTAGCGTACACACACTTCGGAGAAAATGTGTGCAGAGAGCCAGCGGAAGAACGTTTACCCGCTGGCTTTTCTTTTTGCGCGAATTGTGGTATAATAATGCCAACGAAATCCACCCGGCCTATCGGAGAAGCACAAGAGGGTGGATATTTGAAAGGCTACGGCCTTTGTAGAGAGCGGCATTGCCTGCGGGCGGTTCCGCTCTTGATTTTAGACTTTGCCATTTCGGCGGCATAAAAAATCCCCTGCTTTGTCGAAGCCCTGCGTGCCACGCTGGGTACTTGTAGGCAAAGTGGGGGATTTTTGCTTTATACACACTAGTTTTGTCGAAGCCATTGCCATATATTGGATATTGTGATATTTTAGTATCGCACTCCAATGTGTGCATCCTTACAGTTAAGCGCTCATGCGGATTTTTCCGTGTGGGCGCTTTTCTTTTTTTGTCCTTCGTTGTGCGCTCTTTGTCCTTCACTTTTTGCTGATGCGGTACACTGGAAGCACAAGGAGGGATGTTTTATGAGCTATTATCCAACATCCGGAGCACCATACGTTCCGCAGCAGCCTGTCAATCCTTACGGCGGCATGGGAACAGTAGGCCTTACCACTCCCCTGCCAAACACACAGATGCAACAGGCGCAGCCGCAGCGTCCGCAGCCGATGAATGGGCAACAGCCTGTTCAGCAGTCGGCACAAGATGGCGGCTGGTTGCTTGGCAGACCCGTTTCCAGCAGGGAGGAATTTCTGGCGATACCGTCAGACCTGTACGGCAGACCGACCTACTGCCCGGACTTGCGCAGTGGTGTGATCTACTGCAAGCGTCTCAACCCAGACACCTGTGAATCCTATGTGCAGGAGTTTTACAGCCCGGAAGCATGGCGGCAGATGCAAGCACAACAGGCACAGCAGACCGCTGCACCGACACAGCAGTATGTTCCTATTGAGCAGTACAACACCCTCGTGCACCGGCTGGATGAACTGGAAAAGTGGCAGAAGAGCTTTTCTAAGCCCACTGCCGCAGCGAAGAAAGGAGAATAAGCGATGCCCTCTCCGTTTGATATGATTACTCACAGCCCTATCATGCAGCTTGCGAATCTGGCTCGCGCCGGGCAAAACCCGATGGGGCTTATCCAGCAGTTAAGCGGGCAGAATGCTCCTATCATGCAGGGCTTGAACCTGATTCAGGGCAAGAACGAAGCACAGCTCCGAACGATGGCGCAGAACTTAGCCAAAGAGCGTGGCATCGACCTGAACCAGCTGGCAAGCGCCCTGAATTTGACGCTGCCCCGATAACGCATCCCTCTAAGCGAAACGCTTCTCAGTTTTGCGGACTTGACAAAAACCGCATTTGTTTGGCTTCGCCCATCGCATACGGCGGTGGGATGGCATAACGCAAAACTGAAAGGAGTTTTGTTATGGACGATTTTGCAACTGGCTATCTGGCTGGGCAGGACGGCGGCAATAACAACGGCGGATTCTTCGGCAATGAAGGTCTGTGGGCGGTTATCATCCTCGCCATCATCTTTGGCTGGGGCACGAACGGCTATGGCCGCAACGGCGGCGACAACGGCATGAATGCCTACATCCCCTATCTGGTCGGCACTGGCGCAACCGGTCAGGGCGGTGCAGACACCCGCGCGGCTCTGTCTGAGGGCTTCTACCAGCAGGATACCTCCCGCTCTCTGGCGGGCATCCAGAGCGGTATCTGCTCTCTGGGCTATGACCAGCTGGCGCAGATCAACGGCATCAACGCCAACATCGCGAACGGCTTTGCAGGCGTGAACAGCGCCATCTGTCAGCTTGGCTACCAGAACGCACAGCTCGTGAACGGTCTGGAGCGCAGCGTGTCCAACGGCGACAACGCCATCAGCCTTGCCATCATGCAGGAGGGCAACGCACGGCAGGCTGGTCAGACCGCACTTGCCACGCAGCTTTCATCTTGCTGCTGCGAGAATAAGCAGCTCATCGGCGACCTGAAGTACACAATCGCAACGGAGGACTGCGCTACCCGGCAGGCTATCGCAGACAACGCCCGCGCCATCGTGGACAACTGCAACGCCAATTTCCGCAGCATGATGGACTACTTCACGCAGGATAAGATTGCCACTCTGACCGCTGAGAACCAGAACCTCAAGTTCGCGGCTTCTCAGGATCGCCAGAATGCGCTTCTGACCACCGTGATGTCCCAGCAGACTGACACCATCCTGAACCGGGTCAATCCTCGTCCGATTCCCGCTTATCAGGTGGCAAATCCCAACGTAGGCGTGAACTGCTGCGGCTGCTGCTAAACAATACACTCCCCGATAACACCGGGTGAACCATCGGGGCAGGGGTAAGACACCTCTGCCCCTGATTTTTTAGGAGGAAAATATTATGGCTTGCAAAACAAGCTGCAAACTCTGCCCGCATTTGGTCATCAGTCAGGCGGTCACGTTCGCCAATGATACGCTGACCATCAATATCCCTGCTGGCGCATACCAGAATGGAGAGCGTTATTGCATTGTGGTTGCTCAGAGCATCCCGGACACGACTACCATCAACGCCCCTGTGGTCATCACCATCGGTGCAGGCACGACCGCATACCCTCTGACCGACTGCAACTGCGCTCAGGCAACCGCCGAGAGCATCCACACTCGCACCCGCTATGCTACCCGCGTTGCAACGTCTGCCACTGGCACAGGCGCGTTCAAGTATCTTGGCTGCTTCTGTCGCTCACACGCTGGTGCGCCCGCGTCTATTTCTTAAGGAGGTATAGAGATTATGGGCAAGACTAATTTTCGCCGCATGATGATGCTCCGTGAACACGACAAAAACCGTGAGCCGGAGCGTGACCGCCTTGAGGAAGAGCGTGACCGCAGGGAACGTGAGCTGGAACGCCGTCTGCGCAAGCTGGAAGGTGGCAACGACCGCTATCCCTACTATCCGCAGGAGGAAAACCGCTACATCGACCCCTACCCTATCCCCCGCTACCCTGACGTAGAGAATGGCCGCAGAATGCCGCAAATCGGCTTCTCGCAGAACGGCGACTGGGATAAGCGGTCTGGCCAGTATGAACGTGGCGGCGCAGACAGCCGCTCCATCAAGATGCCCCGCCAGCACCTCACCCACGATGAAGCGGAAGAATGGTGCGACAGCATGGTGAACGCTGACGGCACGAAGGGCTGTCACTGGACGCTGGAACAGACGCAGGACGTTGCGAAACAGCGCAATATCACCTGTGACCCGAACGATTTCTGGGCTGTTATGAACATGATATACTCGGATTATTGTCAGGTCGCAAAGCGTCAGTCCGTTGACACTCCGGGCTTTTACGCGGACATGGCAAAGGCATTCCTTGAGGACGCAGATGCCGCAGATGGCAAGGCGTATCTCTACTGGGATTGCATTGCTGATAAGTAAAACAGAACCCCTGTGCGGTCGTTGCGGCTACACAGGGGTTTATTGTTATTCCCAAAGTGTTGATTTTGACCTCATGTCAAACAAATCTTGCGGAGTGATTACAAGGCTCTTGTCGAGTTCTACCACACTGACAATGGAAAACTTGCCGGGAACTTCTCGCTCAATTCTTGCTTTTGCTTCCTCTTTGCTGTTCGCAAACAAGACGAACGGCGCTTGGAAGTGTCTGCACTTTACGTCATCATCGTACTGGATTTTGACCCAATAAAAATTTTCCATACATGGCTCCTTTGTTATTTTAATATTTTACAGGCGGTTCAGGCAACGGCATCCAATATGTGATGTTATGGATTCTGCCCTCATCATCCCGCCATTCTTTGAACTGCTCATCGTAATTTGCTATAACAATATCGAAGGCTGATTCATCGAATCCGATAACACGCGGGTCTGTATCTCCCGGAACACTATTCTTTGCACAAATCCACGGACTTGATTTTGGCACATTTGATACATCGTAAGCACAATATCCGATGCACTGCGGATTACCGTACCTCTTCATGTAATCTTCATTTCCGATTCGAGCCGCACAAACCATGTGGACATTTTTCCAACCGACACGGTCATCGTCCGTTGATTCGCTGTCGATAATAATATCTTCTGGGTCTAATACTTTTCTTCCGATTGCAAGATTCCAGCTATTTGCAACATACCGTTTCATTTGCCATTCGTTCAGAAAAGTTTTTGCTTCTTTCATGGCATCTTCCAAAGAACCACGATGAGGTCTATAAGCAATCATAGGTCAACCCTCCATACAACTTGACGTTTATCTTTTAATCAATTCCTTGATATACAGCGTTTCAAATTTTGTTAAATGAGGATACTCGTTTCGAGCCATCTTTTCTGCCTGTTCTGCAACACTCAAAATACTTTCAAAGTCATCATCTACAACAATACTTTCAGGCTCTGTCATGTATCTTCGTGCCAGAAGTTCTACCATACGCTCCTTGTCCACAAGATTACTATTACGCAAAAGATACAAACGAACTTGCCTGCCTCTGTACAAGAACACAGCCCATGCACTTCTCTTTAATGGGTTTGTGGTCTTAATCATTCCATCGCTTCCTCCAGAGAGGCAGTTACATCACCAAAGTCAAAATCCAGAGCACCAATCATATCATCCAGAGCATCCACAGCATCAGACAGATTTGTGCAAGCGTCATCTGCTTTTTCATACCGCTCGCTCCCCTGCAGGTTTTCCGGCATATTATCACGGTACTCTTCTTCTTCCCACTGAATGTCCTCAACATCGGACTTTACGCTTTCGACCTCTTCCACAAGCTCTTCCAGTTTCTTACGGATGGAATCAAAACGGTTAATAGTTTGCTTAATAGCTTTTCTACGTGTGTTATTCATTTTTTAATCTCCTTTTAATCTACAATCCCAAAATTGCAAATGTTTTTCGGATTAGTAATGTAATTAAATGTCAATGTGTTAATCCATTTTCTTTCCATTTTTTGTCCTCAAACCTTACCATTTACTCCTCCAAGAAATCTTCTTATAAGTGCAGGGTCGAGCCTATCAAATCGGTTTGTCGTTCCAATAATAATGACATTGTTCGGCAATCTATCCATTTCCTGCATAATCGCGATAACCACACGGTTCATTTCTCCAACGTCATCTTTTTGCCCACGAGCCATTCCGACCGCATCTATTTCATCAAAACAAAGAACGCAAGGAGCAGTTCTCACATAATCAAAAATTCTTGCAAGGTTAGATTGTGTTTGCCCTAAGTGCGAATCAACTAGACTTGAAAATTGAATCCTTAAAAAAGGAAGTTTTGCTTTATGCGCGATATACCTAGCCAGCATAGTTTTTCCGCATCCGCTTTGCCCATAAAGCATCAATGCTGGCAAATAAGGAATGCCCATTTCATTCAATTTTTCAGATGCTCGATAAATAGCAACGATATTCTGCGTTATACTTTTTTCTTCGTTTCTAAGAAGGAATCTTGCTTCTGGAAATTCTTCTGTATCCTCTGCGATCAAAAGATGCTGTAAGTTATATGGCAATTCAATAAATTTTCTTTTGCTTTCCAACTTGCGAAACATATTTTCTTTGAACTGCTCATCTTTTTTGGATGATTATAGAATTCAAAATGATTTTAACGGCTTTTTGCGCGTTTCGCATATCGCCATCGCAAACAAATCGAATAAGACGTCGTTCACTATCATTCATCTAAGAAATCCTCCAATTCAATCTTCCCCTCTGCCGCCGCAACCGCCAGAGCATACACGAACTGTCCAATCGTCATTCCGTGTCGCCTTGCTTCACGGTTGATGTACTTGCGCTCTTCTTCGCTCATAAGGATGGTAATGCGCTTTGAACGCTTGCCGTCACCGCTTGCAACGCCCTGATGCGATTCCGGCATCGGGATTTTTTTCTTTGTCAAACCAGCTTCAGCTAGTGCGCCGGAAACATCGCCTTGTTCGATAAGACGCTGAACTTCTTTCGCCTGTTTCAGCTTCTTTGGCTTACTTTCGCTTATTACGGCTTTGTTTGGCTGCGTTTCGCTGTCTTTGGCTTGCTTCGGCTTAATACTGCTTAACTGTGCTTCATTAGGCTGTGTACGGCTGTCTGTGGCTTCATTAGGCTTAATCAATGCTTGTTCGGCTTCGTTCGGCTTCGCTTGGCTTACTTCTTCTTCCTTTGGCTCACTTCGGCTTAATGGCTGTTCCGAAAAAATAGGCTGAAAATCAAACCCGCCAAGCAGACCCGAAGATTTTTTGCTGGTTGACTTCATTCTTCTGTACCTTCCTTACAATACTTTTCATCAACAAACTGACCTTCTTCATCTATAAAAAATTCATTTTCCTCCCATCTTGCATCACAATTTTCATAATCTTCGCAAGATGCGACAGAACAGCCGATTCCTCCGCATTCTGTTTTCTTAAATTTTGTTGAAATCTTACCGTTTTTCCTTATTTTGTAATCTAAAGAATACTGGCACAAAACACTTACCACAATGTCTTTTCCACACAACGGACATGACTTTATAATTTTACTCATTTTCTTTTCCTCCACAATCATCTTTGCTAAAGCCTTGAAAGCAAACCTGTGGATTTTTTGCTGGTTGACTTCATTCCTCTTCCTCCATCCGTGCGCCACAAGTTTTGCAATACGCAAAACTTTTAACTATAGCTGAATCATATTTGCCAAGATAAGCTCCACATCTTTCACAAAACGCACAGTCTTTCGTTTCAAGAACGCTTCCTCGTTTGACGTGCGATATTGGCCGTAGGCTTTCTGGGTTGACTGATGGTTCATTTAAGACGTCAGCTATATCATATCCATATGGGCAAGTTCCGCAAAAGCCATCGCATCCATCGCAAGCTGCTTCTAATTTTTCAAGTAATTTTTCTCGATCAATTAAATCAGCCATCTTTATCTTCCTCCACAATCATCTGTGCCAACGCCTTGAAATCCTCTGCGCTGGTACTCTTTGCCGTGTCACCGCTAAACAGACTGTGACGCTCTGCCTGAGATTTACGAACGCCCATGGACGGTCTAATCTTCACGTCCAACAGCGTTGTTCCCATACTCTGTGCAATCATAGGAAGCTGCTCCACAACCTCTTTGGACAGGTTCTCCCGGCTCTTGTACTGGTTCAGGAGCAGACCTTCAATCTTCAAAGTCGGATTGAAGTATTTGCGAACATCGCCGATGGTCTGCGAAAGCTGGCTCAAACCAGCCAGTGCGTATCGGTCTGCTGTGATGGGCACGATGATGCTGTTGGCGGCGATCAGCGCGTTCACAAGCGCAAGACCAAGCTGCGGGGGAGTGTCCAACACAATGTAATCATACTGCTCAGACACGCTTTCAAGGGCTTCTCGTAGCCGGAAGTTCTTACCCATGTCTCGGACAAGCTGTTCGTCGATGTCCTTCAATGCGTTGTCGGACGGAAGGATGTCACCAGCTTCACAGTGCTGGATTCCTTCTTCGACCGTTCCTTGCCGTGTCATCACATCGAACAGGGTGCATACATCCTCTGTCTGCGCACCATAGGTGTCCGTTGCGTTGCACTGGGCATCGCAGTCCACCAGCAGAACTTTCTTGCCAAGCAACTGCAACGCACCAGCCAGACAGGTGCTTGTGGTAGTCTTTCCTGTGCCGCCCTTCTGGTTAGCAACAGCTATGATTTTTGCCATTTTTATTCTCTCCAGTCTATAAAATATCCGTTGTAAACGAACTCTTTTGCTGCTTTACCAGCTTCGATTAAAGCTTTCCCAGCTTCAATCGCTTCGTCAGGCGTTAGCTCGCTATAACTTCTCTGCGGCAAAACCCTTACAGAAGCCTGATTTCCATGATGATTGAACCGAAACTGATAATCAAACTTCTTTTCAAGGTCAAGTTCCGCTTTATTCAAAACGGAGTAGGGAACTTTTGCCATTTTATCACTCTTTCTTTAGAACTCAACATATGGAATTTCAGTCCAATCTGTAACTCTTTGAACAAAACAACTGTTGTACGAAATATTGAGCTTTGATTTCATTGCATTCGCAAATTCGCCATTTTCTACAAAGCCAACCACAACATTTCGTGTGACTTCTGATTCGTCATTCAGATATATGGTTTTTACCAAACACAAAAATCTGTTTTTTGTTCTTTTGATTTCTTCTTCCGTCGGCATTCCATCGTTTTTAACTGAATGCCACACGATTTCTTGTGTTCTCATATTGTCCCCTTCTGCTTAATACGCTACGTCTGACTGCTCTTGCAATGCTTCAATGGAATAGAAAGCTGGCATATACTTGTCCACAACGCCAGCCTTGTCCACGCTTCTAATCAGATAGCCAACAGGTCTGTCCGGGAACGGAGACCTATCCAAAGACAAAATGTCATTATACGCCGCTTTTACCGTGTCGTAAACCGCTTCTCTGCGTCTTGGCAGCTTGATTTCTGGATGCTCTTTCTTCATCCACTTTTCAACTACCTTCGCCACGTCAATGCAGTCCTGCTTTTCTAGTTCGTCACACACAGACCAGTCGAAATCCTCATATCCGCTTCTGCGGGGCTTTCTGGCCGCTTTTTGATGTTCGCCCGGTACTTCGCTTGCCTGTGCTTCAATCAACGTCTCAGACGCTTTAATTTTGGGCTTAAACTTGACCGCCACGGCCTTTCGTGCCACAAGGACTGGCTCATATGTCACAACAATGTCAGACACGGCATTGATTTCGTCCACAGCAACGTCAAGCACTCGCTTGCGAAGGTTCTTGTAAACGTCATAACTGGCTTCCATCGCGCCGAGCTGCTCTCTCAACTTCTTCAAACTGATTTCATGCGGTTTGTTGTCCATATTCAACCAGTCCCGAAGAATCGAATAAAGCAGAATACTATACTGTGATTTCATCCGTGACGTATAACGCAGCCGATACCGGACATATCCGCTTTCTGCGATGTCAAAGAAGATAGGTCGAAGGTCAGGATTGCAGGTGATCGCCACAACATAAGACCTTGTTTCCGGCACATAGTCCAGTTTTGCCCTTGTGAAAAGGACAAAGCTCTCAAACGTCCCCTTCTCTTTGTCAATGGGAATCGACACCGTATTGCCTAGAAAGTGCTTGATCTGCGGCTCAATCCTTCGTGCATCAAGACTTTTTAAACCCAGCAGGTCTCTGTACTCTGCCAACAAAAACTCCACACGGCTGCTGTTTGGGTCTCTTGGATTTATTCTTGACAAGTAAACCTCTAGCAACCGGAGCTCGCCTGCCGTGTAGTCCCTGAACTTTGCCCACACAAGAGATTTGCTTTTTTCGACAAGGTTGTTGTCGGATATTTTTTGCATCTGTTCGCCTCCTTTTCTAGCCTAAAAGCAGTATATCACAGATTGGGGGACAAGTCAATGCATTCTGTCCCCCGTGGCTTGTCTTTTTGTCCCCCATAGGGTCGTCAAAACGACCCCCATGACATGTCAAAACGTCCCCCATGATTTGTCATTTCGTCCCCCATCTACATATTATATATTAAACAAGAAATAAACAAGAGGTTAAATATCATCGTTAAATAGGCGATGACGATAATTTTCAACAATTTCTTTATTTTCCATTCCGGTTTGTGAATAACTGAACTCTGCATTTGCTAAATAAGACTGTAGCCGGAAAGAAGCTGTGCATCGTTAGTCACATTAAACGTGGACGGATTGCGGATAGGTGTACAAAAAGTGGATGGAAAGGTATACCTAATCTGCACTATGGGGGACAGATTGACAAGCTGACCAATCACAGGTAATAAATTAACGATAATTCGTTATTTATTACACACGAATATTGTCGATTTCCGGTTTATGGGGGACGGAATGACAAGGCAAATTTGCCCGATAGGTGTACAAAAAGTGGATGAACGAGGACAAAATTTTTTTCAAAAACTGCGATAATTCGACAATCAGCGCAAAATATTTTCTTCGTTGATGGTATAAGAATCGTTTCGCTTCATCGCCGCAGCTTCCCCACAGTCCTGTGCCTGATACAAAATCTGCATATTGGGTTGTGTTCCGTCTGGATCTGGGTCGGTTTTGGTGGCCTGTGCCATTTCATAATGACCTGTGACGGTGCGGCAGACGGATACACGATCACGCAAAGTCGTGTGAAGATTGGCTACCATTTCGCATAGAACGGCAAGGTAATCTGAGCCGTGATTGCCATAGATCAGATAGCACAGCAGGTCAATTTCTTGCGGATGGGCTTCTTTGATATGCTCTATTAGCGCATCCCTCTTTTTTTCGGTGCTGGCATCGCCAGCCAGGCTTTCCAACAAGCCAGGATGCAAACAGGTGTCTATGTATGGCTTGGCAGCAACACCGCAGCACACGAACCACTTTATGATAGTAGAAGCATCTGGGGTCATTGTTCCTTGCTCATAACGAAAAATGGATGTCCGGCCTACACCCATTTTGTCCGCAAGCTTCTGCTGGCTAAGCCCGGATTCTGCTCTTGCCATCTCTAACGCTTTTGCCACTCGTATCCTATAATCATCCATAAATACCCCTCTTTCGACAAAATGATACAAAAACAAAAGAATTTAACTGATATATTGTTCAAAATGCGAAACAATAATTGAAAAAAGTCGCTGTTCCATTGAAACAGCGAGATGTGGTATAACTGTATTGTCAAAAAATTCCAAATAGAAAGGAAACACAAAATGAAAGAAACTGTAATCTGGAACCATGAACGTATGCCGATCATCGATGGAATGCCCGCCAGCGTTACCGATGGGCAGCCACACACACCTGAACCATGGGAGGAAAGCGAATGAACCGAACCGTAGATGCTCTGATTATTCCATACGCCCGCAGACGGACGCTGGAGCTTGTCCTGAGCCTTTCTGGGTACGAAGCTGATAAAGATGCTTACCTCGAAGCAAAAGGCATCTTAGAACGCGCCGTAGCTGCCTTAGACGATGGGCGCGACCCAGCAGACAACATCGAACGCATTGAGGGACAGCTTGTGGAACTGTGAAAGGAGAAGAAGATGGACTTTACGAACGGATTCTATAAAACCGAAAACCCTGTTGTTCTTGAAGAAGTGAAAACCTTCCTTCAGTCAATGGAACGGCGTGGAGCAACCGTAAAAGACTTGGACGATGCCATTGTGCAGCTAAACAATGTTTCGCACAGCATCAGCACAAACGCTCTCGTTAAAGCAGATGTGCTGGACGATTTACCGAATAACCCCTTTCGTTCCATGCTCAACGGAATGTTACAAAGCAAAGGGTAACTTAAACTTAATGTGGCTCTTAATCATTGTCATTGCGATTTTTGGCTTTCCTGATACAAAGTAATGGATGTGAAGAAAACGTTCGATTTTCACTAAGTTGTTAAAAACACATTGACTTGACAACTGAAAGGTGTATAATCATATCAAATGAACGTCCGTACTTACCGATCGGGAGGATATGCCACAATGAGTGAACAGGAAAGAGCCAAGATTGACCGATTTATTGCATGGCTGCTGGAACATCCTGAAAAGATTCCGGCAGCGGAACAAGCACTAGACCTAGAGTAACAGAAAATCCCTTGCGCAGAGCTATACCAGCCCGGCACAAGGGATTCTTTTATTTTACCGGGCATGAACGTCACATCTTCTCGATCAGGTTCATCAGCGCCTCACGCTGTTCCTTCGGCATAGATTCAAGCTTTTTTCTAATCCGCTCCACTGCTGCATCGACTTCGCTTTGCGGCTGCTGGGGCGGGTTTTCTTTTTGCTCACCAGAAACCAATGTATCCACGCTTGTTCCGAAATAAGAAGCTATCTTGTCAAGCGTCTCATATTTCAGGGTCTGCTTTCTACCGTTCTTCAAATCGGTCAAAGACCCACGGCTTGCGCCCGATTCCTTGCACATGGTGGTCACGTTTACTCCACGCTGCTTGCAGAGTTTTTCAATATTTTCGTACAAGTTTGCCATAATTCCAGTCCTCGCATTGTAAGGTTTGCTGAAATTACGCGAACGCTTAAAAAAGCCTTGTGTTTTACGCGAAAGCGTATTATACTAAGACCGTACCGCGAAGGCGTAATGAATGGTTTCTAGCAACTTCATTATATTACACTTATGCGTAAAAATCAATAGCCGGAGGTGAAATAATGGCTGAAAAAAAGCCTCTGTGTGACTTTGGCAAACAAATCGAGATTGCTCTTATCCAAAAAGACAAGACCAACGACTGGTTGATTGAAAAAGTCAAGGAGGATACTGGACGATATTTTGACCGCTCTTACCTCTTCAAGGTTAAGACCGGAAAGCTGGAAACGCCCGGCATCAAGAAAAGCATCTGCCGGATTTTGAATATTCAGGATTCGGGAGTGTAAGAAGGGAGAGAAAAAATGGCAAACATTCAAGTTTTTGAATATCAGAACAACAAGGTTCGCACGGTCGATGTGGATGGCGAAGCGTGGTTCGTTCTGAAAGACGTGTGCGCTGTGCTTGGTATTAGCAATAACCGCATGGCTGCTGACCGATTAGATGATGACGAAAAGGGTGTCAGTCTGATTGACACCCTTGGCGGCAAACAGGAAATGGTAATCGTCAACGAAAGCGGTCTGTACCATGTCATTCTTCGTAGCGATAAGCCAGAAGCGGCTCCGTTTCGCAGATGGGTAACGAACGATGTGCTTCCTGCAATCCGTAAGACTGGAAGCTACAACGCACCGCAGCTCACCCGCTCGCAGCTTCTCGCAACCGCACTGATCGCAGCGCATGAGGAGCTGGAAGAGAAAGACAAGCAGATTGAAACCATGAAGCCAAAAGCACTGTTTGCTGATGCAGTGAGCGCAAGCAGCCAAAGCATTCTTGTAGGTGAAATGGCAAAGCTGCTGTCGCAAAACGGCATCCAGATGGGTCAAAACCGCTTGTTCGCATGGATGCGTGAGAACGGATACCTGATTAAGGACAGAAAGCGGACAGACTACAATATGCCGACCCAGAAGTCTATGGAACTTCGCTTGTTTGAAATCAAGGAAACATCCATTGCACATTCCGATGGGCACACTTCCATCAATAAGACTCCGAAGGTGACGGGCATTGGTCAGGTCTATTTCGTTAATCTCTTCTTAAAGACGGAGAAGGACAAGAAAGTGGAGGACTGAATATGGAACAGATTTTGACATTAAAGGTAGACCTTGAGCACCCGGATGATGCAAAGTTTGCCATTGACGCTGCGGCCAAGACCTACTCGGATTTCAAACGTGAGCAGGCGACAAGGCGCTTTGTAGAAAATGGTTGTACGCCGGAAGATGCAGAGAAAATCGCAAAGTTCATCCAGTTTCTTGACCAGTGTTTTTCTGAACACAATGAAAGAGCCTTAAGAAAGGCAAGTGAAGTGGATGGAAATTAAATACTGTGAGCGGTGCGGTTGTCTTCTTGGCAAAGTTCTCAAAACCAGACGGTATTGCAAAGAATGCGCGATATTAGTTAAAAAAGAAAACCAGGCAGCGCGACGCGCTCCATATGGCGTTGTTCCGTGCGAATGGTGCAAAAGGCCGATGCGTAAAGTATACGAACATCAAAAGTACCACCATAAATGCGCGAACGCTGTAAAACGAAAACGGGCCGCAGACTGGTGGAAAGAGCACCCGGATTACATCAAAACACCTTCTCGTAAAGCCAGGCCGGAAGGAAACCAGATGGAAGAAAAGCCTAAGCCGAAGTACACCATCAAACAGATAAACGATAAAGCAAAAGAGCTTGGAATGAGCTACGGCCATTACAGCACTTTGTTTGCGCAAGGAAAGGTAGACCCTCCTGATGAACGGTAAATACTACGGCCAGCGCGAAATCCGCTGGCGCAACCGGGAGAAAGAGCGGCTGGAGCATATCGAGAAAGAAAGAGTGAGCAAAAATGAAAAAAATCAAAGTCAGAATCACATTCACCGAAGCGGTTCTTGGCACTTGGCCTAGCAACCAGAACATCGCGCGAGAGTTCATTGCCAGCAAGTCCCCTGATGCAAACACCATCGAGGACGAAGTTACCGCTCTGGGTGCTGATGCTGTGGCAGATAAGGGCATGACCGTGTTCCCTCGCAATGAGAACGGCGAACCCATCCTGTATGACTATCAGATCAAGGGCTTCTTCAAGGATTCTTGCGGTATGCTGGGGCGTATCGGTGGCAAGACCGAAACCGGCAAGAAGAAAGCCGTCAACGAATCCGGCAAGCTGACAGCCTACAAGAAGGTCATTGATGGTCTGATTTTCGTTCAGCCCCGCATGATTCCCATTCATGTGAACGGCGAGATTACCGAGTGCCAGCGCCCTCTCCGCGCCCAGACTGCGCAGGGCGAGCGCGTCAGCCTTGCCAACAGTGAGCAGATTCCCGCTGGTTCGACCTGCGAGTTTGAAATCGTTCTTCTGGACGATTCTCACGAGAAGGTCGTGTATGAGTGGCTGGACTACGGTGCTCTGCGTGGCATCGGCCAGTGGAGAAACAGCGGCAAAGGCCGCTATACCTACGAAATCCTCAATTAACCGCTATGGCAAGGCAACGCCGCGATAGGATTAGCAAAGGCGATGCGCTGATTTGACGAGACCTGCAAAGGCAGGGAAGAGCGGGGAAAAGCAGGGAATAGCAAGGAACAGCAACGGCTATGTATGCAAGGCGTAGCTTTGATAAGCAATGGCAAAGCATGAAGCAAAAGCGAGTCGCAATGGCGAGGCAATGTACAGAGCCGCGGGGCAAAAGCAATGAAACGAATTGAGGAGATTTGCGAAGGCGTTGAGAGGCGGTGCATCGCAAAGGCTAAGAGATGCAATGAGTGGAATTGATAAGCAAAGGAAATGCAGCGCAGAACGTAGCGAAGGAATTGCATAGACCAGCTATGGCATGGAAAGGGGATAGAAATGAAAGTACTTGTAGAAATTATTTTGATGTGGAGTGCTGCTCTTGCAGTAGTGTTGGCAGCATTCCTTTTGAACCTGTGGCTTGTGCACCTCGGTGAATTGCTGGTCGGCGCAAAAAGCACATGGGGGATCATCGCAGCGGCCGCCGTAATGGCAACTGGCTGGATTTTAAGCTTTGGAAGCAAAAAGGAGAACCAATGAAAACTTTGAAAGGAATGGCGCTGTCCATGCTTGGTCTGGTCGCAGCTATCGCAGCAGTCGGGTGTGGCGATGCGATTCAAGGATGCCAGACCACAGCACAGATGCTTGGCTGGGTGATCGTGTCCTGCGGGCTTCTCGCAACGGCCATTGTCCTATGCGCGCTGGCAGTCAGCGCTGAGGAAGAAGAACGAAGCGAGCAAGAATGCCGCAAAATCAAGCGTGTTGCCCACCACACAAACGAGTGGAGGGATGCACGATGAAATGCCCGATGTGCGGTAGTGACAACATTACAACGGTTGACAGCCGGTCAGACCACGATAGCATCGTTCGCAGAAAAAAGTGCCTTGTCTGTAACCATCGGTGGTCTACCATCGAGATTGACAAAGACCAATGGTATAGCGCACTGCAAATCAAAGAGGAACGTAAGAGAGGGAGACCAAAAGATGATTAACCTTGACAGATTCGGTGGTGTGACCGAGCCGGAGGATGGCGTGTACTTTATGACCAACGAACAAATGGCAGAAGCTAAAGAAGCTGACCGGCTGGCTGAAATCGAGGACTTGCGGTCTGAAATCGACGACATGGAAGCGGAGCTGAAAGACCTCCGTGCGCAGTTGGCAGAACTGATGGCTGGTTGATTTTGTACAGCCAAGTTAAGCCAAAGTAAGAACAATGAAGCCTAATGAAGCCGAAGAAAGGAAAGAAAATGGGCAAATACAAGAAAGAAATTAAGCACTGCGAAAAGTGCAATAAGCCGTTTTCAGTGTTTCCGAACAGCACCGAAACTCTTTGCGCAAACTGCAAAAGGAACAACTTAGAAGAAACGCTCCGCAGAAACGGTCATGCACCGCAGCATATGCTTGTCAGGAGACCTTATGACAGATTCACGGAAGCGTTTGCTGTCGAAGATGCCGCAAGAAGGGCTTTCCGGGACGAAAACACAAGCATCGAGAAAACGTGCCGTGACTGCGGCAAAGTGTTCGAGATTACTCGTGCAGAGCGCATTTTCTTTGAATCGCATAACATGGCATTGCCTAAGCGTTGCCCGGCTTGCCGTAAAGCAAGAAAAGAAGCGAGGAAGGAGAACAACTGATGGACAACAGCAAAATCCATGAAGCTCTAATGGCTGTTCAGTCAGAGCTGAAAGCTCCGAAGGGGCAAATGAACAAATTCGGTGGATACAAGTACCGCTCGTGTGAGGACATCCTTGAAGCGGTCAAGCCCATCTTGAAAGCGCATAGCCTTGTGCTGCGGCTTTCCGACAAGCCTGTTATCGTTGACAGTTGGCACTACATCGAAGCCACTGCAACAGTTGAATCGCAGGATGGAGCCACCTACACGGTGACTGCATACGCTCGTGAGCCTGAGTTTAAGAAGGGCATGGACGATTCGCAGATTACCGGCACTGCAAGCAGCTACGCTAGAAAGTACGCTCTGAACGGTCTGTTCTGCATTGACGATACGAAGGATGCTGACACGGACGAGTATCAAAAACAGACTGCAAGCAAGGCGAACAAGCCTGCGCAGAAGCAAACGGAAGCGGAAACCATCCCCCCATGCGCTTGCTGCGGAAAGCAGTTACAGCCTATTCAGTACAACAACCGCACCGTATCGCCGCTGGAAACCGCAAGAAGCACGAAGAAACGCTTTGGGCGTGTCCTGTGTTGGGACTGTGCTCAGAAACAGCCGAAGGAGGGCTAAATAATGCTCAATTCTATCGCAATTCAGGGTCGTCTGGTTCACACGCCAGAAGCTAAGGTCACGAAGTCCGGCAAGGATGTTTGCACGTTCAGCATTGCTTGCGACCGCCAGAGTGGCGGTCAGAAGGAAACCGACTTCTTCAACTGCACCGCATTTGGTAATACGGCACTGTTCGTTTCCAAGTGGTTCCAGAAGGGCAGCCTGATTCTGGTGACTGGTAGCATCCAGACCCGGAAGTATACCGACAAGCAGGGAAACAACCGCACCGCAACGGAAATCATGGCAAACAAGGTTGACTTCTGCGGTGGCAAGTCTGACAGCAAGCCCGCTGATCGGGCGCAGGATGCACCGCAGAACTACTCTCAGGGCAACGCAGATGACTTTTCTGTGATTGACGATTCATTGGATTTGCCCTTTTAGGACATAAACAATGACCGCCTACCTTATATAAGAGCTGTGCTATCTGGCTGGACGGGCGTTTGGGAAGATGAAAGTTTTAGTTGCCTGTGAGGAATCGCAGGAAGTCTGCAAAGCATTCCGGGCGAAAGGTCACGAAGCCTACTCCTGCGACCTGATTGAGCCGTCAGGCGGGCATCCAGAATGGCATATTCTCGGTGACTGCCTAAAGGCTATTGAGGGGGGGCAGGTCGTGACCATGGACGGAATCGCGCATGATGTGCCCCGCTGGGATATGATTATCGCATTTGTCCCCTGCACAAAGACGAGCAATGCGGGAGCAAGACACCTGTACAAGGGAGGAAAGCTCAATCTTTCCCGGTATTATGAGGGATTGTGCGGCAAGGCACTTTTTCTTGCCGTGTGGGCGGCAGATTGCGAAAAAGTGGTGATTGAGAATCCTACCCCCAGCAAGATTTTTGATTACCCAAAGCCTACGCAGGCAATCCAGCCCTACGAGTATGGACATCCGTACAGCAAGAAAACGCTACTGTGGGAGCGCGGTGTACCGCCGCTGCACCCGACAAACATCGTAGAACCTACCGCGACATGGTGTCCGTCTGGTTCTTATTCTCATAAACATGGAGAGCAGCATAAAGGGATGTTTACAACTGACCGGGCAAAGAACCGGGCAAAAACTTTTACTGGCGTGGCAAAGGCCATGTCCGAACAGTGGGGGTAAACGAATGATTACCTGTTGCAAAGACTGCACATCACGCCACCAAGCTTGTCACGACACTTGCGAGAAGTACAAGGCAGAGAAGAAAGACTTCGAGGAACGCAAAGCATTCGTGTATGAGCTGAACCACAGCCAGAGCATGTACCACCGTGATTATGAGGACAAGCACCGGGAACGTGGCAAAAAACGGTTTCTCGGAAGTGAATTTAGAGGTGAACGATAAATGGGAGCTTTTATTACAAGACAGCCTAACGGTTTGCTGTGTCGGTTTTCTTCGGTGGTCGATTGTGTCACCGATTACAACATGACCGAAGAAGAATATATCGAGATGTGTGCAGAAAAAGCACGAAAAGAAGCACGAGATGTTCTTGACCACTATATGCAACCGTTTGAACTGGTGGACAAGCGATTCTACCCGAACAACATGACAGTGGAAGAACATAAGCGGATTATGAAGGAAATGGAAAAGCCCGCTGACATAGCAACTCATATTCCGTGAGCTTAGAGGTGAACGGGGATGAGCAAAAGAAAGTATAAGCCGGGCAGTTACATCATTTCACTTGATGACTTGATGAAGCAGGAGTTTGTTTACTGCGCCGGAAAACTTGTTCACAAAGGCTGGTTTGGCAGCTGGCAATTGCGATATGCAAATAGCGAACTTGCTAGGCTGCGTATCAGAGAAGCAAAAAAAATCAAGGACAACGAATGAACACCGGCAAGCAGTTTGAAGCAGACTTCAAGGCATCCGTACCATCCAATGCTTGGTGCTACCGCCTGAAAGACAGTGCTGCCACCTACTACGGCGGCAACGAGAGCTTGTCCTTTTCCATCGACAACATCTGCGACTTCCTTGTGTACCGATACCCGATGAACCACCTGTTTGAGCTGAAAACCATAGAAACGCCCTCTATCCCTCTGGAAAAGGTGTTCGGCAAGTACGACAAGGCAAAGTGCAAATACCGCAAGGAAAAGCACATCACTGACATGGTGGATGCGATGGGGTACGGCGGTCAGACCGCCCATGTGATAGTAAATTACAGGGCGGTCGACCGCACCTTTGCAATCCCTGCCAGCAAGGTTCTGGCGTTCCGTTACAACGAGAGCCGCAAGAGCATCCCTTGGCAGTGGGCAGAGCAAGAGGGGATAGAGGTCAAAGCAAAAAGGTTGCGTGTCCATTGGCGGTATGACGTGGACGGGCTGCTAAAGAGATTGGAGAAAGAACATGGGAGAGGCACTTAAGTGTGATAGATGCGGAGAGACGTATCCTTTATACGAATATAACAATTTCACCGACATTGAGATGCGTGTGTGGGGTATTGGTGTTCCGTGTGACTACGAGTATCGCCTTTGCCCCTCTTGCATGGCAAAACTGAACGACTGGCTGAAAGGAGAACAGAAGTGAGCAAGAAATTTTCGGACATTCTGCGTTGGCTCTCTCGCCTTGAAGCAAAGGAGCAGTCAGATGAATAAATTTGGAAACTGCCAACTGTGTGGCAAGCAGATCAAGCCGACCAACCTCCGCAAAATCGCACGGCAGAACCAGTTGTACGGATTCCGCATGGCTCTGGATGGAATTGCTGCCACATGGGGCGCATTGATTCAAAACCTTCGGTGCGATGCAGACTTGACCGATGAGCAGGTGCAGAAAATCATCCGCATTGGTGACAGGTACTGGGAGATGGTCGGCAAGTTCAAAGAAGAGGACATGACCCCTGACGAGTTCGCAGATTACATCACAGCAAAGTCAGAGCAGGTCGAAAAAGAGCTGAGAGAAAGGTGGAACTGATAACAATGTTTGAATTTGCAACTCGCTGGCTGGTCTGCCTAGTCCTGCTGGCGGTGGTAGTTCAGTCCGAACGAACAATCAAAGACATGGCAGACAACCTGTTTGAAGAACGTCAGGCAATGCTTGTTTGGCTGTTCGCCAACGTGTGTCTAGTCGTTTGTACGGCTGTTGTGATAGGGTGGAGGTAAAATAACATGAACAGATATGACATTGAAAAGAGGATGGAAAGAAGCCGTAGAAAGTTTGCGATTCTTCAAGGCGTTGTAATCGCTTTTATTGCAGTCGCGGCAGTTTCGTCTATCGCACTTTCCATCTTTATGTATAAGGGTTTGTTTTCCGCAGACATCCCAGAATGGATGAAGTGGGCGTTTGTGTTTCTTGGGAGGTAAGCATGGACAACGAACTTTACTGCCCGATGAAGATGACCAGCAATCCGCTTGGGCGGTGCGTATGCGAGAAAGAAAAGTGCGCTTGGTGGCGACAGTTGGACAACTGCTGTTCCGTCTGGCAAATCGCATGGAAGCTGGACAACATCGAAACGAAGATGAAGAGGTGAGAGCATGGACGATTGGATTAGCATTAGAGACGGTTTGCCGATTGATTATCAGTCTGTTCTTATTTGGGATGGATGTTCGGTTTTCATTGCGCACCGTGAACCCGGCGCACCTGATAACGAATTTGTTGACGACTACAATAACGAATTCGTATACGCAGGATGGTGGAAGAAACTGCCGACCGCTCCAAAGGAGGTCTGATACATGGCAACACCCCAGAAGCGTGGTCGTGGCAGACCGCCGCTGACTGAAGCTGAAAAGAAAAAGCGTGAGAAGCGGGCGCAAAAGGCAAAAGAAGAAGCTGCTGCGAAGCGTGAGAAAGAGCGAGAAAAGAAGAAACAACAGATGCTTAACAAGCGGAAATCTATCCGCTCACAGGTGAGTAAAAAGGTGAAAGAACAGCAGGAGTTAGCAATCACGAGGTCTAAGATGCTGAATACAGGCGATTTGCAGTCGAGAATCGGCGATGAAGAGGACAAGAAGGTCATCGGTATGATTGCAGCCAAATATTTTGGCGACCTTCCGAGCGTGGACATGAACAACCCGATTGAAGTGCAGCAGCGCCTTGACTTCTTCTTTGACGCTTGTATCGAAGCCAGAATCTCCCCTGTGGTGGAATGGATTGCACTGGTGCTTGGCATCGAATGGGTGAGCCTGAAGCAAATTATGGCGGGAAAACGCCGTGACGACAGCTTACAGCAGAAGTACATCTTGAAGCTGATTCTGCAAATGCAGTCCATGTGGGCGTACAACGGTATGTATGGTCAGGAGAACCCGGCAGAGTGGATTTTCCGAGCCAAGAACTACTTCGGTATGCGCGACAACGTAGAAGTCACCGTTGCACCGCCTGAGCAGCCGTTGGGCGATGCCCAGAGCGCAGAGCAGTTGGCTCAGAAGTACCAGACAGCTTTGCCAAAAGAGATTGACGTGGAGTACAAAGAAGTGGCAGAAGAGGTGGTCGAGGATGACTAACGGCGATTTTATCCGCTCCATGACGGACGAAGATATTACAGAAAACTTTACGCGGGGCATCTGCGAACTTATCAAACATCGTGACCCGGAGCGTTGCCAGAACCGTGAGCATTGCTTTCATTGCGTCAAGGACTGGCTGAAAGAGAAAAACAAGATCATGGTGAGGGCTGACAAATGGGAACTTTGATTGACTTTTTCGACCCATGCCTACGCACGTTTTTGCCTGTTCTCTTGCAAGATCACACGACAGGTAAGAACATCATCTGGGCGACAGACCCGCCGCCTGAACTGGGCGTAGGCTTTGCAGATGAAATCACGCTGGAACAGTTGGATAAAGTTCAGCTTGTCCCTCGTGTGCAGAAACGGCTTGCAGACCAAAAGAAGCGCACCAGCAAAAAAGCAGAGGTGTTCACGCCAACTTGGGTTTGCGAGAAGATGGTAGACGTTGCCGAAAACGACCTAAAGGGCGAGGACTGGAAGGAGTATATTAACAAGACTTGTCTTGAAGTCACCTGTGGAGAAGCACCGTTCCTGACAAGTCGATACGACACCGCCACAGGGCAGATGATTGCCGTGCCAGGCAGAATAGGTTTGCTGGATAGAAAGCTGAATGCCATAACAAAGGAACACTTCAAAGACCCGAAAGTTTGGGATTACAGCCTTTGGCTCAACTACGCCATGAACGCTTACATGAGTACATACGGCTATGAGTGGCAAGGAGATAACTTACTTCTGGCACGGTGCAATTTATTCCTGACGCTGATGGAGAATTTTCGCTCGCTGTTCGGAAATGAGATTGAGAATCACCGTATGTCGCCGGTGCTGATTGATGCCATTGCAGACGTCATCTCATGGAACGTCTGGCAGATGGATGGTTTGAAAAAGACAGTGCCCGGAACGGACATTCCGTGCAAAATCAAAGACTGGAAAGCAAACAAAGAAACCCTGTTTAAGGATGTTGGGGAGAACGAGCAATGAAAATCATTACATATCCTGACGGTCGTTCAGAACAGGTTGGAACGCCGTTAGAACTAGCGCAGTTTATGTTTGGTTTGACTGAATATCAAACTATGCAGAAGTTCAAGAAGCTGATTGATTCTATTCCGCAACAGATTGAAAACCCAAAGAAAAAACGCGCATCTAAAAAGAAAGCAGGCGAATCTGATGCAAACTGACAGAGGAATCTACCACAAGCGAGTGTGTGACCGCTGCGGAGCAGTTCTGAGCGGCAGGATGATGAACCCCGACGAATACTTCAAGGACTGGGCGTGGCGCAGGGACACAGGCGACCTATGCCCGGAGTGCTATGAAGAATATAAGCGAGTGATCGGGCGGTTCAACAGGGGAAAGAGAGGGCAGAGATAATGAAAAAGTGCGCTCTTTACAGGTGCAAACAGTGCTTTGCAACCATAGCGGACGAAAGCGATGTCAGAATCGATAAGGACATCGTTGATTGGATGTTTGAAAACGAAATGGAAGAAAGCAAAATTGGGTTTATCGCAAAATTCAAAATAAGCGATAAAGTCCTCATTCATCGTTGCGCCAATAACACTGTTGGTTTATGCGAGTTCATCGGGTGGAAGGAGATAGAGGAATGAACTTCTACTGCACAACCGAACATTGCTCTTGCATGGGCATCAAGCAGTTCTCTGCTGGCAAGGCTATCCGATGCACAGCAGAATCCTGCAAGAACAAATCCGAGCCATCCTGTGGCTCTTGCAAATGGTACGCGGAGCCGGAGGTCGTGTGCGTGAACGACCAGTCAGAACACGTTGCAGACTTTGTGTGGGACGAACGTGGATGCAAGGAATGGGAGAAAAGAGAAAATGACAACTAAAGATACGATCATCATATTTGTTCTTGGGTCGATTATAACATTATTCGTTGGAGCCTTTATTGCGCTTTTTGAAATGTTTCTTTGGGATATGACCGATAGCATTTCAATTGAATGGTCATGGAAGCATCCAGAACGCTCAACCATTATTCATGCGATAATAATGGTGACTATCAACGCCGTTACCTTTTGCGGTGGATTTTTGGCTGTATGGCTGGCGAAAGGATGAGGAAATGAGCTATGATATTTCACTGTGCGACCCCGTAACGCACAAACCGCTCAAAGCGGATGATACGCACTTTGTTGCTGGCGGTACTCGTTCCATTGGAGGAACAAAGGAACTGTGGCTTAATATCACCTATAATTATGGAAAGCACTTTCGTCGTGATGATGTGTTTGGTAGCAATGGCATCCGATCCATCTATGGCAAAACGGGCGCAGAGAGCATTCCGATGCTTGAAAAGGCTATTTCTGCACTGGGTGACGATGTGGACGACAGCGACTACTGGAACGCCACAGAGGGCAACGCCAAACGTGCCTTGTGCGGTCTGTTGGCGTTTGCAAAGATGCGTCCTGACGGTGTGTGGGATGGAGATTGAAGGGAGAAAGGGCAATGAGTGACGTTTTGATGGGCGTTTTGCTTTCAATTTTTGCTGGAATGGTGGTTGTTGTCAACGTCTGTGCATTTGAGTGTTTCGTATGGAAAATTGCCGGAGGGGTGTCTATATACGGAATATATATTGAAGTATTAGCGCACATGATTGCTTTTGCCATTGGCTTTTATCTGCTTTGCGTCAAATATAAGAGGTGACAGAAATGGCTAACACCCTTTGGCATCCAGCAAGCGAAGCGCCACGAGAACGAACGCAGCCTTTGTTGCTTGCGACTAAGACAACATTGCGTGATAAAGATGGAAAAATGTTGCAAGGATTTTCGCCGACAGCGTACTTTCTTGGCTGTTACGCAGACGGTCAGTTCTGGGATGAGATAGGTGAGAGACTTCCGAAAGATGTGACGGTGACGCATTGGATGGCGTTTCCGATGGTGTAGGAGGACTTATGGAAAACAATATCGTTATTACGCAAGATATGATTGATTCGTTTACAGCTGCCATGCGAGAAGCGTACAGAGTATACGGAAATGATGAGGAGCGTGTGCATGGCGTGATGGATGGCATTATGTGCGAGACCTTAGATAGGCTTGGCTTTACAGAAGGTGTGGAAATCTTTAACGAAGCACCGAAATGGTATGCGTAAGGAGCAGTAAACATGACGAACAAGAAGTTTGGCATCATCATTATGGACTTGAGCCTTTTCGACTTCGGGCCGAAGCCGCCTTGTGGATATATCAAGGCAAAACATATCCGCCCAGCATACGGCAAAGGCACAAAGCCTGTAAAAGCACATAAGCGAATCATGAGAACAAGAGAGGGATTTAGAAAGTGAAAAAACTTAAATTTCCTGAGGATTTCTTTGCGTACGACAACCCAGACTGTCCCGACAAGGACATTGAAAAAGCCGTGAACAGGATGAAGAACTGGATGAAAGGCGAGACCTACAAGAGCAACCCTTGGTTCTTTATGGCTCCTAGCAACTATCTGATTGTCGGTCTGATTGCTGAGGATGGGCAGAAAACAATCTACGTTGCACGGCAGTATTATGAGATAGTCAACATTCCGGGCGAAGGTTGGCTGCGTGAATCTGACGCTGAGTGCCTATTTTGAGGAGGATTAAAGATGGAAGAACTTAAGAGATGTCCGTTTTGCGGTGGCAGAGCAGAACTCAAAGGCGGCAATTTTATCCCTGAACCGCAAATCGACAGCAATGGAGTATATATCGGCATGGGCGTAACGCCGGATTGTGAAATTTCTCCGGCATTCGTCGAATGCACCAACTGCCACGCGTATGGGCCTGATTTCGACGAAACCGAAGACGCCATCGAAAAAGCCATCGAAGCATGGAACAAACGCTACAAAGAGGATTAAGTATGGAGCAGGAACACAAGCCGAGAACATCAATGATTCTTCTGCTAGAACACGTCCATGCAATGGACGAGCTGACAGACGAGGAATTTGGAGCATTCATCCGCAACTACGCACAGTATGTTGAGACTGGGCTTGAGCCAGCATACGACAACGACCGTGCTATGCGGATGCTCTGGAAAGTCGTTAAGGCGTTTGATGATATGAATGCACAGAAAAGACAGGAGCGAATCGAGAAAAACAGAAAGAGCGCAAATAAGCGTTGGTACGATGAAAAATGCAAGTGCATACAAACGCATACCAATAATGCAAACGCATACACTGGTATGCAAAATATGCAAATGGATGCAAACAATGCCTTATCTGTATCTGATTCTGTATCTGAATCTGATAAAAAAGAAAAATGTGAAAAGAAAAATACCAAGGAAGTAAAACGCTTCAAAGCACCGACTGTCGAGCAAGCAAGAGAATACTTTTCCGAGAAGGGCTACATGGAATCAGAAGCGGAGCGGTTTGTTGACCACTTCACGGCAAATGGATGGAAGGTCGGTAAATCGCCTATGAAGGACTGGAAAGCTGCTGCACGGAACTGGATGCGTAACGTGAAGGACTGGAACGGTGGCTATCAGCAGACAATGGCTGAATTACCTGACGAGGGAGACTTTCTGCGGTGAATATTGAAAATCAGACCCAATACATCCTGCTAGGGGCAGTCCTTACGTTCTCGGAATACGCCGATGTGTTGCAAGACCTTAAAATCGAAGATTTCTGCCTTGAACTGCGTGATACATTCGCTGCCATTCTTGGCTATTGGGAACACAACGACAAGTGGAACCCGGTAGAAGTCATGGGACAGTACGATAACTGCAAGAAAGCAATGGGTGAATGTCTGGATGCCTTCGGTGCAGAGTTCATCCGCAACGTCACCCACGACATGATGCTTGGGTGGGCTAGAATCGTCAAAGAACAGGCAGCATTGTCCAGAGCCAGAGAGATTGCGTTCAAAATCGTTGATAGTTCGACCAGATACGCAGACCTGACAGGCATCTATGAGCAGCTAGGCGAAGCTATCAACCTACACAACGAGAGAAGCGATTTCATCCCGATGTGTGACGGCATAGACAATTATATCCGCAAGCTGGATGATAAGCCGGAGTATATCAGCACAGGGCTTAGAGTGCTGGATAACAACTTGCATCTTATGCCGGGCAACTTCGTTGTGATCGGCG